CGAAGTAAACCGCCTTGTAAGCAGCATTGTTCCGGAGAGAAGATACTCCAATGTAAAAATCAAAATGCCGTTTATGTGCTGATAAGGAAGGAGGAATTTTAAGTAACTGATTTTATAGACAAAAGCGTATATTAGTGATATAATGTGCTTATGGAGGATTAACGCCATGAACACATCAAATATCACTAATTACAAACCTAAAGAATTTGCTGAGCTTCTTAATGTTACGGTCAAGACACTTCAACGCTGGGACAGAGAGAAAACGCTTGTAGCAAACAGAACCCCCACGAATCGGAGATATTATACTTACGACCAGTATTTACAGTTCAAAGGGATTGGCAGGGATACTGATTCTCGAAAGATAGTCATTTATACAAGGGTATCAACCAGAAATCAAGCTGACGACTTAGAGAATCAAGTGAACTTTCTTCAGCAATATGTCAATGCTAAAGGACTTATAGCTGATGACATTATCAGGGATTATGGAAGCGGTCTGAACTATAACCGCAAGAAATGGAATCAGCTTTTAGAAGAAGTCATGGAAAACAAAATCAAAATGATTCTTGTGTCACACAAGGATAGGTTTGTTCGATTTGGCTTTGACTGGTTTGAAAAATTCTGTAACAAGTTTAATGTAGAGATAGTGGTTGTCAAAAACGAAAAACTATCCCCACACGAAGAGCTTGTGCAAGATATAGTAAGTATTCTTCATGTATTTTCTTGCAGACTGTATGGTCTGCGGAAATATAAAAAACAAATCGAAGGGGATGAGACGATTGCTAAAGGCGTTCAAAACGGAGATAGCCCCGACTAAAGAGCAGAAAAAGAAAATTATCCGTTCTATTGGCGTGGCAAGATTCTTGTACAACCAGTACATCGCCTACAACCGCCGTCTCTATAAGATGTATCAGCGCGGTCAGCTCGATGAAAAACAGAAACATTTTGTTACTGCCAATGATTTTGATAAGTATGTTAATCACAAGCTAAAAAAAGAACTACCCTGGATTGACCAGTGCGGCTCTAAGGCACGTAAGAGAGCCTTAGTTAATGCCGAACAGGCGTTCAGACGGTTCTTTGACGGTGTGTCGGGTTTTCCGAGCTTCAAAAAGAAAGCCAATCAGGATGTGAAACTGTATTTTCCGAAGAACAACAAAGGTGACTGGAAGATATGGCGGCACAAGCTGATGATACCAACATTGAAACAGGTCAGACTAAAGGAATTTGGCTATTTACCTGTAGGAGAAAAAGTAACGAATGGCACAGTTTCCTATGTGTCTGGACGATTCTATGTCTCTGTTGTGGTTGATGTTGATGAAAAATCCAAGTACAACAAGGATTTGGAAACATCATATCATACGGTGACGGACGGTGTAGGCATAGATTTAGGCGTGAAAGACCTTGCTATTGTCAGTGATGGCAAAGTCTTCAAGAATATCAATAAGAGCTCAAAGGTCAAAAGACTGGAGAGACGACTGAGAAGAGAGCAGAGGCGTCTCAGCCGTAAGTATGAGTCGAAGAAGAAAGGTGGTAAGACTGCTACTGCCTCTGCAAACATAGAAAAACAAAAGCTGAAAGTACAAAAATTTCATCAGCGCATTAACAACATCCGCAAGGATTATGAGAACAAGACTGTCCATGAGATAGTGAAGCAAAAGCCACGCTTTATAACTGTGGAAGATTTGAATGTTAAAGGCATGATGAAGAATCGGCACCTGGCAAAAGCGATAGCGGCACAGAGGTTCAATCACCTGTTAGCCAAACTGGAACGCAAGGCTAAAATCATAGGCATTGAACTTCGGAAAGTTGACAGATTCTATCCCAGTTCCAAAACTTGCCATGCTTGCGGACATATACATAAAGGTCTGAAACTCAAAGACAGAGTGTATGTTTGTCCTGAATGTGGCTATACAGCGGACAGGGATTATAACGCTTCGCTAAATTTGCGGGATGCTAAAGAATATCGGGTAGCTTAACAACAAAAGTTCCGATATGTGTACCGATGGCTAGTCGGGAATTTACGCCTTCGGAGTGCTGAACAAACGCTAGTAGCTTATCCTTTAGGGGCGGCGAGAGCGAGCACGATGAACAAGGAATTTTTCTAAGACATATACACTTTTGTCTATGTTTTTAGTAGCAGGAATGAAACAATGAACATGTTAGTGGATGTGGCTATCAATCAGATCCGGGACAAAATCAACGACCGCGATGAAGTGGGGCTGGATGATAATGAAATCCTGAGCTACCTGAACGAGGCCATTCAATACGTTTCCTCTTTCCTTGTGGGTGCCGGTTCTCCCTTGTTCCTCAATGATTTAACACTGACGGAAACGGAAACCGCACTTCCAAAAGAATTTGTCAGAACAGCAGGGAAGTTCCCTATCAAGATTACCGGCAGCACGATTAAAGCCCTGGACGATCCGCCCGTTACCATCCGGTATTTCGCCAATACGAAAAGGGTGGAACTGGATGATGATATGCCATTTCAGCAACTGGTCTTAAATCAGGTATGCATCAAGCTGGCTGCTATCTATTGCCAGAATCAGCAGGCACTTGATGTTAGCCAGGACAAGGCCCTTTTGAATGAAATCAACCAGGCTATTGCTGCGGCGGTCAATGGGCCTGTTACGGCAGCCAATCAGCCACAGGGGTGATGTGAACCATGGCGGACAACAAATTTTCCAGTGAAGACATCCAGAAAATCCCCAACTCCGTATCCGGTGACGGTCGGGCTTTCGTGGCACAGCTCAAACAGGCCCTTCTGAAATTCGCCGGGAACATCTCCACCAGTGTGGACAAGGTGGTGGACAACACCACCAATACCGCCGTGGGGCAGGTGACAAGAGTTTCCCTTCTGGAACAGCACACCACGGACAATCTGGGATACCCGGAGAATGACGTGTATGTCCAATGGGAGAAGGGAAATGTGTCCGGGTATAGTGGTGCTACCGTCTACTATAAAACAAGTTCAGAGACGAAATATGGCTACGCTGGGGACGCTGACGGTGTGACGTTCACCATCAAGAAGCTGACCGCCGGAAAGACCTACAACGTGAAAGTGGTAGGGAAGAACAAATTCGGCAAGGCTTGTGACAGCACTCAAGCACCCGTGGCCACCATCACCATTGCGGGGGCAAGCCACCTTCCTACCGCTCCGGATCAGTTCACCGTTACATGGGAAGGCGGGACACCACACTGGCAGTGGACGGCAGTCAACACGCAGGATTATTTTGATGGGTATGAACTCCGGGAAAACACGGATGCAGGGAAGTATAAAGGGATGCTGGACAGCACCAGCGCCCTTACGTCTGATGCCATACCCAGTGAACGGTCCGGCACCGCCTATCTTTTTGCACGGTCCGTTTTTGGCACCTACGGTTCTCCCCGTACCCATGCTTATAATCTGGCACAGCCCACGGCCCCCACGGCTCCCGTGATTGAGACTCTGTTCCAGGGCTTCAACATCCATATGGCCACGCTTCCTGCTAATTGTACCGGGATTGAAATCCTTGCCACGAATACCAGTACCAAGGACGAACACAGCTTCTACACCAAGAACGATGTGTTCCAGATTGGGATTCTGAACGGCAACTACGACTTCAAATACCGCTACTACGACTGTTTCGGGAACGGCGAATGGTCTAATGTGACCAATGCCGATGCCAAAATTATCATTGACGCTGATAATATTAAAGATATGGCCATCAGCCTGCAAAAGGTTGACAAACATTTGCAAGATGTATTCAATACCACGATTCCTGCAATTGAAAGCAATGTTGCCGATATTCAGAATACGACTATTCCTGCGATTGAAAGCAATGTTGCCGATATTCAGAATACGACTATTCCTGCGATTGAAAGCAATGTTGCCGATATTCAGAATACGACTATTCCTGCGATTGAAAGCAATGTTGCCGATATTCAGAATACGACTATTCCTGCAATTGAATCCGATATAACCACGTTACAAAACGGCATAACCGAAAATACAAACAGCATAACGGCAATTGAAAAAGATGTGAACGGGAACACAACCGCCATCAATCAGAATGCCGATAGCATTACATCGCTGGCAAAGGCCGTGAGCGGAAACACAACCGCCATCAATCAGAATGCCGATAGCATTACATCTCTTTCGGAAACGGTAAACGGCAATACCTCTGCCATTGCCCAAAACTCCGACAGTATAACCGCCCTAGTGAAAGACGGGAAAGGTTATGCCTCCGCTATCGCCCAAAACACCGATAGCATTAATACCTTGGTGCAAGACGGGAAGGGTTATGCGTCCGCCATCGCACAGAACACCGATAGCATTAATACCTTGGTGCAAGACGGGAAGGGTTATGCGTCCGCCATCGCACAGAACACCGATAGCATTAACACATTGGTGCAAGACGGGAAGGGTTATGCATCTGCCATTGCTCAGAATGCCGATAGCATTACATCGCTGGCAAAGGCCGTGAGCGGAAACACAACCGCCATCAATCAGAATGCCGATAGCATTACATCTCTTTCGGAAACGGTAAACGGCAATACCTCTGCCATTGCCCAAAACTCCGACAGTATAACCGCCCTAGTGAAAGACGGGAAAGGTTATGCCTCCGCTATCGCCCAAAACACCGATAGCATTAATACCTTGGTGCAAGACGGGAAGGGTTATGCGTCCGCCATCGCACAGAACACCGATAGCATTAATACCTTGGTGCAAGACGGGAAGGGTTATGCGTCCGCCATCGCACAGAACACCGATAGCATTAACACATTGGTGCAAGACGGGAAGGGTTATGCATCTGCCATTGCTCAGAATACCGATAGCATTACATCCGTTGTCACGAATTTGGGCGATAGTGCAAAAGCGAAGGAAGCCTACAGTGCCATTGCCCAGATGCAGGATGATATTGCCTTGCGTGTTAAATCCGGGGAAATTATTTCCCAGATTAACCTGAGCAAGGAGGGCGTACAGATTGACGGGAAACTCCTGCATGTGACCGGGGATACCCTTTTTGACAAAAACGTTGTTGTGAAAAACATGATACAGGCCGGGGCTGTCACTACGGAAAAACTGATTTCCGGGGCAGTGACGGCTGATAAAATCGGGGCTTACGCTGTGACGGCTGACAAGATTCAATCCGGCTCCGTGACTACGGACAAACTGTCTGCCAATGCCGTGACTGCCGAGAAACTAGCGGCTGAAAGCGTGACCGCCGATAAGATTATCTCCGGGGCAATCACTACGGAAAAGATTGCGGCGGGAAGCGTGACGGCAGGAAAAATCGGAGTAAGCGCTGTCCTGGCAGAAAACATAGCTGCTGGAGCAGTTACGGCTGACAAAATGGCCGTTGACAGCCTGTCTGCGATTACGGCAAACGTTGGGAGCCTCAAGGGCGGGACGATTACCGGAACAACGGTAGTAGGCTCGACGGTAGTAGGCTCGACAATTAAAAACAGCAGCGGGAGCTTTAGCGTGACCGCCGACGGCGTTGTCAACGGCATCACAATCAACGCCGGAAGCATCAACGCCAGCGTTATTACACAAGCCGGGTTCGCTGTTAAGGCCAGCTCTATAATATCCGGAAGCCTGGGGGGGCCCGTGAGTGAAAACAGTATTAAATCATACACAATTCCTCTGCCGAGCGGTTATACCGAATCACAGTGCTTGTGGAGTGCGTTTAGCAACGCAGGCGTAGCCGTGAGCATGGCGGGACGCTCTGCCTCATGCTACGACACATCAACGGACGGCAACCGGGTAAGGTACAGAAATTACACAATCTACTATCGAGTCATCGGTATCAAATAAGGAGGCACGATGTACTATTATTTTTTTGATACGACAACTCTGCGATGCTTTGGTTTCTCCGACGGCGCTCCCGCCCCGATAGATGGCGTAACTGTTTTTGCAAGCGCAACAAAAATCAGCAATTATGCGGACTACGTACTCCGTGACGGAGCCATGGTCTACGACCCGCCCAAGGAGGAAGCATGAAGAAAACGACATTCCAGCACCCAGAACTCCGGGATGCAAACGACAACATCATCCAGGAGGGGACATACGGCAAGGAGTCCCCTCTGGCCAACTCCGAGGGCACCGGCTGGCTGGACTACGTGGCCAACGACCTGGAGGCCCTGCATGATGCAGTCAACGGCGGCAGGGTCTACGTGGACAGCAAATCCGACCTGTTTTATCGTTTTTGATGTAAGCGGGATTTGGAGAAGGAGGGTGAAACGACTTGATTCTAAAATTCTATGTGAAGTATCAGACCTTGTATCTGTTGTCCCGTGATCCTGTAATCGCCGATTCCAGTGGCTACTTGCAGGCGAACTTCCAGTTCACGGACGACTGGGCAGGCACGGATAAGACCGTCCAGTTCAAACGGACGGTCAGCCCGAAAATCACGGACGGCAAGCCCCTGTTCTACGACATTGCCGTGGACAGTGACGGCAACTGTACCGTACCATGGGAAGTCCTTGTGGGCGAAGGCACGTTCAACGTGAACGTATACGGCCAGAAAACAGGCACGGACGGAACCACGGTCAAAACCATCACGGTGAACAGCGTGGACGTTCCTGTTGGGGAAAGTGGCTTGACCACAGGCGAAACACCATTGGTTTCAACGAAAAGCAAGTACGAAAGCATGTACGAAGCAATCGTTAAAACGGAAACGAATGTGGAAACTATTCAAAAGGCCGTAACCACAAGTGAGCAAAACGCCAAGACTTCTGAAACGAACGCTGCGGCCAGCGAAACAGCAGCAAAAGCAAGTGAAACGGCGGCTAAGGCATCCCAGACGGCGGCAAAGACCAGCGAAACGAACTCCGTAAACAGTGCAACAGCTTCTGCCAACAGCGCAAAAGCATCGGCAACGAGTGCGGGCAATGCGGCCAAGAGTGCCACGGCAAGTGCGAATAGTGCTACCGCCAGCGCAAACAGTGCCAAGGCGGCTTCCACCAGTGAAGCCAATGCCAAGTCCAGCCAGACAGCTGCGGCGACTTCTGCTACCAATTCTGCCAATTCTGCGACCGCAAGTGCCAGTTCCGCCACGGCTTCCGCTAACAGTGCCAGCGCGGCAAAAACGAGCGAAAACAATGCGGCGGCGAGCAAGAGTGCGGCAGCAACATCGGCGACCAATGCGGCTAACAGTGCAAGCACAGCCACTACGCAAGCCAACACGGCAAAAGCATGGGCGACTTCTACGGAGTCTCCTGACGGAGCAACCGACACAGACAGCTCCACGGGCAAGACCCAGTCCTCTAAATCCTGGGCCTTGTACAGCAAGGACAGGGCAACGGCTTCTGCGTCCTCTGCAAGTGCGGCAAAGACAAGCGAAACGAACGCCGCAGCATCCGCTAAAGCTGCTGGCGACGAAAAGTCCGCAACTGACGAAATCTACTATAAGACTAAGATCATATATGGTCATATCTTCAGCAATATCGTCGGGCCGTCTGCCGCAGCAATGACGGCGTCCAGAATCCTTGTCTGCGCTGGTGCCGCAGCCATGGCCGAAAGGGGGTGACAGCATGGCGACTACAGAAGAAAGACTTAGCGCCCTGGAAGAAAAAATGGGGGATATCCCCGTTGGCTATACCAGGATCCAGATGTCTAAGGACACTGCGTCAAACTGGGAAAAGTATAACCCGGCATTACTGCCTGGCGAAATGGTCATTGTGGCCAACCCAGACGGGAAAGCATCAGTAAAGGTCAACCTGGGGACCAGCGATACAAAGTATGAAGACGCCCCTACCGTCTGGGATGAATCAACAGCGGATCAGCTCAAAACCAACCTTGCTGATACACGGCAGGCAGCGAGTGCCGCAGCCGATGCCAAAACGGCAGCTCAAGAGTACGCTCAGCAGGCGGAAGCTACTGCCAAAGCAATCAAGGAAAAAGAAATCCTGGCTATCACTGACACTGTAAGCCTTGCCGTGAACACGGAAGATGGTGGATTGGATATTGTTGTAACAACCGATGAATGAAAGGAGAAATAAAGCATGGCAACACAGACTTTTAATTTTCCGAGGCGTGAGGACTACACACGCATTGCGGCGGCAATAGAATCGCAAAATCAACTCTTGGGAAACCATTTCAAGGCGGCCGAGGAGTCGGTAGCACGTACATGGGAAGGTTTTCGCAATCTCTGCCGTACAGGCGGCGTACGTGCCTACTATGCCGTCGGTGACCAGCTGCAGTGCAAGAAAGGCGACATAACGCTGACATGGGACATCGTACACATCGGCGATGTTAAAGAGACTGGCGGCAACTATGTAATCCTGCAAACTCACGACTGTCTGCCTATGGATACGATGGAATTTGACGCCCGAGAAGCAATTTTCCGGGCCAAGTCTGACCTCCCGGCTGGGACTTATCACTTCACGACATCAACGGCAGGTATTACTGACACAAGCTGGACGGATTCAAGTAAATCCGGGTGGTCGAAAACATGGCAATTCACGACAACGAAAGTCGTGCCTGCCGGCGGTCAGATTTGCTTTGCGAAAGGTACAGACTGGAACACAGACCTGTCTACATGCGGAATTGCAACCTACTCTAAACCAACAGACACGACAGCTCTCGAGACAGTTACCCTTGCGGAAGGCACGGGAGGTACTGACCTTGCGACACTCGGGGCGATTAACCATGCACAGCGCATCTGCTATGGATACAATCGCTGGAGCCAGTCTGGGCTTAGGCAGTGGCTCAATAGCAAAGCAGGCGCAGGCGCATGGTGGAGCCCACGTAATGACTTTGACTGCCCCGAGCATTACGCAACATGGGCTGGCTTTATGAATGACCTTGATGCCGACTTCCTTGCTGTAGTCGCAAAGTCGAACATTGTAACTGATATCAATAAAATTAGTGACGCAGGCGGCCACGATACGACGCAGGACTACTTTTTCCTTCCTGCCATGGTCAATCTCAACGGCGGCGACAACTTTTACAGCAATCCAGGCTCTGCTGTACAGGACATTGAAGATACCGTCGTCTGGGACTATTACACGAAATTCCGCCGTGACGGAAAGACGGGCACAAACGTCGAGCAGGACGACAACCGCCGGAAGTATAGGCAGGGCTCGTCTACAGAGTGGAGCTGGTGGGAGCGGTCGCCGTACTGCGGTGGTGCGCACTACGTGCGCAACGTCACCGATGGTGGCCGCGCTTGGTGGCGCTACGGCGCGGACAACTGGGGCGGCGTCGCCCCGGCTTGCCGCATCGAATAATCAATGAGTCCGCCGCCCCTCGGCGGCGGATGGACAAGGAGAAGAGATAAATGGCTATACCGAAATCGAAGCGCACGACAACACCGCTTAGTGTGCTTGTCGAAGCGGATACGCTTGCGTGCTACACGATACTAATCTGCACTGACGAGAGTCGCTTCCCAAAGCGCTACCGCTGGTGCCTGACGCAACGGATTATCGAGTCTGCTGTACAAGCAAAGATGCGTATCGCAAAAGCGAACTCGGTTTATGTCAATGACCGTGAGAGCGCGACGCTACGGCGCACGTACCAGCAAGAGGCTATCGCGGATGTTGCAGCACTGAGCGCGGCGATGGATACCGCTTTCAAGCTTTTCAGTGGTTTGCGTCATATCGACACGACTGGCAAACCGAAGAAGCGCATCAATATCGCGACGTGGACATCGCAGCTCGACAAAGTCAAATCTCTCCTACTTGCGTGGAAGAAATCAGATACCGAGAAATATAAGAGCATGGGCTGAGCGCTGTAGGGTCGCCGAACTGCGATAATGCGTACAACGTGCGCAACGTCACCGATGGTGGCCGCACTTGGTGGAACAACAACGCGTACAACTGGAACGGCGTCGCCCCGGATTACATGAGCCAGATAAAGTAGCGAAAGCGAAATCCGTGCTGATGCAAGGAGCGTGAAGCCCGTCCTCCAAAGGGAGGCAAACAAGATGCCGTGACGCGGGCGGCTTACGCCGGTCCTGCTATCCGCGCGGCTACTACTATGAGTAAAACAGCAAAAGAAGTCGTTACAGACTTCGGGAATCTCTATGATGCGATGCAGCACTGTGCGAACGGTGTACGATGGAAAGCCAGCGTCATCAAATATCTACAAAACGGCTTGACGAATACGGAGAAATTGCGGCAGGAGCTTCTGAGTGGCACGTACAAGCTTGGCAGGCAGATCGAGTTCAAAGTGTACGAGCCAAAGGAGCGGACCGTCGTGGCCATGCGCTTTCGTGACCGGCAAGTCCAGCGGTCACTCTTGCACAACTATCTTGCTGCTGAGCTGTCACGTCACTTTATCTACGATAACGCGGCAGGACAGGCTGGCAAGGGACCGGACTTCTCAACCCGGCGTGTCAAGATGATGCTCAAAAAGGCGCATCGTCTTTACGGTGACAATGCCTATGCGTATACATACGACATCAAGAGCTTCTTCGGGAGCACACGGCACGATGTAGCCAAGACGGCTGTCCGCAAACGTGTGCGCGATGACTGGGCGTGCCGACTTGTCAATCAGATCATCGACAGCTTTCCTGGCGATACCGGGATTGGGCTTGGCTCGGACGTAGCACAGTACATCGAGCTTGCCGTGCTCGACGACCTGGACCACTTTATCAAAGAGCAGCTGCGTATAAGATTCTATGCACGGTACATGGATGATTTTGTCATCATCGCAGATGGCAAAGAGTGCGCAGCAGAGTATCGTCAAGCAATCGAGCAGGAGCTTAACAAAATCCACTTACAGCTGCATCCAAAGAAATGCCACGTAGTGCCGGTGTCACGTGGCTTCAAATGGCTCGGCTTTAGGCTGCGCGTCAAGCCATCCGGCAAGATACTCATCACGCTGAGCAAGGATAAAATCTATCACGAGCGCAGAAAGCTCAAAAAGATGGTCAAGCTCATCAAAGCGGGAAAACTGCCACGCGATACCGCCGAGGTGAGCCTGCGATGTTGGGCTGCACACGCTGCGCACGGAAACAATCATAGAGTCATCCAGAAAATGCATCAATACTACCAGGGTTTATGGAGGGATGAAAATGTTTAAATCAATTACCCTACAAGAACGCTTGCAGAAAGCGGAAGCCGAAAACAGCTCCCTGCGTGCACAGCTCGCCCAGACAACGGCGCAGACTGCTTACATCGCAATGATGGGCGATGTAGAATTGCCGGTCGCCTCTGACGCAACACAGCAGCCGTCTTTAGAAGAAGGGAGTGATGATGATGAGTAAGTGGTATAAGAAAATCAAGGAATGGTATGAAGCTGGTTATTGGACAACTGAGATGGTTCGCAATGCCGTAATCAAGGGTAAAATCACGGCTGATGAGTTCAAAGAAATCACGGGTGTCGATTGAGTGTATAGGTACTACAATCCAAATCCATGCGGAAAAGCGGTGGGTGATTGCGTTATCAGAGCCGTTTCAAGACTTGAAAACTTAACATGGGAACAGGCTTTTATATCCATCTGTGTATTCGCTTATGTTCACTGTGATATGCCGTCAAGCAATGCGGTATGGAGTGCATACTTACGCAGTAGAGGATATAGGCAGTATTCACTACCAACGAACTGTCCTGATTGTTATACAGTGAAAGACTTTTGCCGTGAGCATCCAGTAGGCAGTTTTTTAGTTGGTACCGGCACTCATGTGGTGGCTGTGATTGATGGTGACTACTATGACGCATGGGATAGCGGAAATGAGGTTATTGACAGATATTTCACAAGGGAGTGGTAAGCATGGCTTGGAATCAGTTTCCAATGAATCAGAATTACAATTTCCCACAGGGGAATACGCAAATGCCGATGCAGGCGCAACCTGTAATGCAGAACACGTTTATGCCTATTGTGGTACGTGACAAAAGCGAAGCGGAATCTTATCCTATGGCGGCAAATACGACTATTTCCATGAGAGATGAATCTTTTACGCATATGTGGATAAAATCAACCAATGCAAGCGGTACAGTGGTAGCATTCCGCACTTTTAATGTTTCCGAAGTGGTAGAAGAAAAACCGCAGTACATCACCAAAGCAGATTTTGAAGCGTTCAAGAAAGAACTGTTTGATTCTTTAGGGGGTAAATAACCATGCCGATGAATCCAATGCAGATGTTTGGCAATATGCAAAACATGATGACGCAGTTTAACCAATTTCGCCAGCAGATTCAGCAACAGGGCATCAATCCGCAACAGCAAGTAATGCAGTTATTACAGAGCGGTAAGATGAGCCAGCAACAGTTTGAGCAGTTAAAACAGATGGCAAGTATGCTGTCAGGGAATGGGTTTTTCAAGTAGGTACTAACGCTGTCTAATCGTGGATGGCGTTAAGTATAAATTTATTAAAAGGAGAGATGTAGTATGTATGAAAACGGTGCATTAAGTGCGGCAGACGTAGCGGCAGTAGCTGGAAACCGTGGCATGGGTGGTTTCGGTTATGGTGACGGTGGAATCTTTTGGATTTTCATTCTGTTCCTGTTCGCTATGGGCGGCTGGGGTAACGGATGGGGCAATAACGCTGGTGGCGGTGCTGTTCCTTACGTTCAGGCTGGTTTTGACCAACAGGCTGTTATGTCAGGCATCAATGGTTTACAGACCACCGTAGCTAATGGCTTTGCTAATGCAGAAGTCAATGAGTGCAACCGTGCTATGGCAATGCAGAACAATTTTGCACAGCTTGGGTTAGCTGGTGTACAGGGTTTCAACAACGTAACGACTGGCATTGCTGATTTAAAGTACACTGTTGCAACGGAAAACTGCACTGACCGTCAGGCTGTGTCCGATGGCTTGCGTGACATTATTGCTAACAATACCGCTAATACTAATGCTATCAGCATGGCTATTAACAACGGTATTCAGAGCATCAAAGACGACCTGTGCGCTGACCGCATTGCCGCTAAAGACGCACAGATTCAGGCATTGACCAACCAGCTTAACATGGCAACGCTGGCGGCAAGTCAGACTGCACAGACCGCACAGTTACAGCAGTATGGCAATCAGTTGGCACAGAACGTTGTAACCACTTGCTGCCCGAAACCTGTTCCGGCTTATGTTGTTCCTAATCCCGGTTGTGGGTGCAACGGCGGTTATTTAGGCTAATGAGGGGGTGACTTCTCATGGCCGAGTTTTCAAATAATAATCAGCAAATTGTGAATCCCGGTGAATCCGTGGTATTCACTGAAAATCCTGTTCCGTGCAATCGTGGGTTTATTCAGCATCGTGATGATACTGGAAACTTTCAGTTATCCGGCTGGACGCCTGCTTATAATGGGTGCGGTTGTAAATGCAGAAACAAGTACGCTAATTATTTAGTGGACTTTGGAGCGAACGTTGCTGTTCCTGCTGACGAAACTGTTGGCCCGATTTCATTGGCTATTACCATTGACGGCACTACAATTCCGTCCTCGCAGATGATTGTAACGCCTGCCGCGGTAGAGCAGTTTTTTAATGTAAGCCGTGCTATCAATGCAGAAGTTTTTAAACCTTGCGGTTGTCAGACGGTTACAGTACGAAACACGTCAAACATTCCTATTTTAGTGCAGAACGCTAATATTATTTTCAGCCGCCCGGACTTGGCGGTAACACGCTAACAGGGGGTGAAATAAATGTTGGAAGATAAAGACTACCATGTTATTAAAGACAAGGCTTGTAACGAAATCAAGAAGATCCGGCAGCGCATGGAAAGTCAGGCCGAATTACAGAAAAGCGATTGGGAACAGCTTTGCCTTGCACTCAAAGTTTATGAAAAATTGCTGAATGTGGAAAGCATGGAGCAGACTGGTTACAGCGGATATAACCGCAATTCATATGGCGGCTATTCTGATGCAAGAGGCCGTGACAGCATGGGGCGGTATGTAAGCCGTGATAATTACAGTGGTGCTTACCACGGCAACAGCTACGATGACCAGGTAATTGAGGACATGATGCGCCGTGCCACTCCGCAGGAACGTGACATCTTAATGCGTATGCGTCGATAATCGAACCAATTAAGAGGGCGGCAGTTCTGCTGCCCTCTTTTATTTTCAGGCAGTTTTTAAAGGTTTCCAACGGACTGCTTTATTGAATCAAGGTGTTGAAGGGAGAAACAATGACCGATATCATACTTAAGTTGCTTTCGACCGCCGCCAGTATTGTCGTCGGCGGCTTAATCGGCTACGTCGTGGCCTATGTTACCGGACTGAGGGCAATCCGGAAGGGAATGCAGTTAATCTTGCGTGCGTCCCTAAACGATATGTACATCCGGTTCCAGCAACAGCAACCAACGGCTGACGAAAAACAAGCGTTTGAGGAAATGTTCGAGGTATACGAAAAACTGGCAGACAACGGCGTAATGGACGCAAAAAGAGAAGCCGTTCTTACGATGCAGGAGGCCGTTCGTAAATGAAGAAGGTGGAATAATGGCAGCGATGGAAAAGAAGAATATCAACATTCTTTCATGTTCTGATTTCACTGGCGGTATTAATACCGCCGTCCCTCCTCAACAGCTCCAGGAAAACGAATATCAGGTTATCCAGAATTTCGAATACGACTTTAATCGGCTGGTGACAAGGGGCGGCCTTTCCGCCCCTCTTGTGACCTATGACAAGGAAATCCTTTCTGTGTTCTACAACAACGGCCTGAACCAATTCCTTGTGTGTCTGTCTGACGGTTCCATCTGGGAAGAAAATCTGGATACCCTGCATAACAAGGTGGGAACACTAACCGGCAACCGGAAGCCTAACTATTGCCGGTTTGACGGGAAAGTGTTTATCGCAAGCGGTGGAAAATTGCAGTATTATGATCCTTCCAAGCATACTGTGACCACGGTCAATAGTTCCAAGAACTGCGACTACGTGTGGGAGGACAGGAGCCGTCTTGTGACCTGCTGCATGGGTGACGACAACATCTATTACTCTGCCGTGGGCAATCCTTATGAGGACGGCTGGACGGAAGATACCGACTCTGACAGCTCTTCCAAATGGCTGGAAATCGGCTACAAGGACGATGGGGACATTTTGAAGGTGCTCCCCATCGGCGGGGATATTGCGGTCTTTAAGAGCAATGGCAAGGTGTATGACGTGAACGGCTTCTATACTTCCTGGAACGTGGCACTGGCCGGGGACAACTCTGACGTGCTGACGGCTGACGGTATCGTGCAAGTCCAGAGCACCATTGCTTTCTGTACCAACAAGGGACTGCGGACTCTGGAAACGGTACAGAACTACGGCAACTTCACCATCAACGAGATTGGCCGGAAGTTCAACCGTGGTATCCAGAAGGACGTGGCTTCTCCCCGGCTCTACAATCTGGTGCGGAAACGTCAACTCATCATCCAGCCAGACACCAAGAAGAATACCGGGGACGTGTACTGCCTGCAATACGACATGGGGGCGGCGGTGAAGTTCTCGTTCCCTCTGGACGTTAAGGATATGGCCGATACGCAGGATGGAGTCATCATTGCAGGTGGCAAATCCCTCTACAGATGGGCCGAACGATACACCACGGACAACGGAACCCCCATTGCTCAAAAACTCGTCACACGGCAACTCTCGTCCTCTACAAGCATTATCACAAGAAAGTTTGATGTGGCTGTGACCGGCAGCGGAACGCTACACCTCAAATGGGCGAATAAAAACGTTCTTTTCAAGGTGGGGAGAAAGCGCCGGGTGGTTCACTGCTTTTCCGTATGCCGGGATTCTGTTCTGGGGATTGAGACAAACGGGAATGTTGCGATTGACTTCATCAACCTTTATGCAGGTGAGAACTGAGGCGCGCTATGAACGGAATACAGAAATGGATCAAGGCCCTTAATCAGGGCGTAACCAAAATGAAAATCACGGGGCTCCCCAGGCTGTTCCTGCTGCTTTATGCGGGAATCTTCATCAGCGTGGGAAGCCTCTATTTAGTCGGCCTCCTGCTGGAATTTTGGACTACCGGGAAGGTGAACTACCCGGCAGTCAATCAATTTGCAGGGACCTATTTCGGAGTGGCCGTTGTCGGCACTTTCTGCGTATTAGGAAAAGCCCTGGTGGACAAGGATGAAGATGGAATCCCGGATACGTGGGAAACAGGCAACAACAAAGACCGGCCAGCACCGCCACCGCCCAAACGGGCCGGGGCTGACTGCGGGCCGAAGCAGGAACAAAGAATGGAAGGAGGAAAGGAAACGGAAGATGGAAACGGAAAAGAAGAAGGTCACGAGAGCGAACGCAAGGACGTTTGAAGAATGGATGGCCCTATACAAGCAAAAGACGGGAGACTATGTATCAGTCCCACCCGGCTTTACACTCAACTTTCTAGAGGACCGCGGGATTTGTGTCATGAAACCGGAGGCGGATACAGGCATCTTTGTTATCTACGACTTGTGCGGGGATGCTAAATTCTGGCGGGACCTGGCAGAACTGTATTGCCGGCAGAACGGCCTGAAATGTATCAGCACCATTTGTACGCGCCGGATCAGACCGTATATCCGTTTCTGGGGATGGAAGATTATCAAGGAACAGCATATCAACGGACAGGAACGATACATCTGCAAGGATAAGCTGGACAGATATGTGGTGATTACCTTCAAGGGAATCAATGAAATTTCCCACCGTCCTGATTACTGGGTAACGGAGTACATGGGCCACGAAGCTCCAAACCTTTCCAGGGAAAGCGAGTGATGAATGAATGTTTGATTTAGTTTTACAGCTCCATAAAAAGGGCTCCAGCAACACAACGGTGCAGAGCTACACACCTACCGAAGAAGAAAAAAGACTCCAGCGGCAGGCCGCGGACTATTCCGAAGCCGTTTCCCCCAACGCCTTATGGCTGAACAATGTGGCACGGAATATCCTTCAGGACTCTATCGGATCTACACAGGTTGATTTTAACAGCCTTAACCAGTCCGCCCAGGGACAGATTTCCAACGCCCAGCAGGGAGTACAGAACCTTATCAACGGAGAACTCCCGACGGCATATACCCAGAACATGCAGAACCAGATCCAGCAGGGAGTCAATTCTTCCATGGGGAATATGCTGAACACGCTGGGCAGCAACGGCGTACTCAATTCCAGCGTAACTAATAAAGGCATTGCGGACATCAACGACGCAGCTTCAGAAGCGATGGCCAATGCCTACACCAACAACATCGGCCTTCTCAGCCAGCTTTACGGGCAGCAGATGAGCGGAGCCAATGCAGGCATCACAACCGGCGCTGCCGCTCAGGAAGCGGCACAGCAGCCCGCCATCAATCTGTGGAACGCTTCTTTAGGTCTCAACGGAGCAACTACTGGAGCGCTTGCCGGTGTTTCCGGGCAGGGAACCACGACTGCCACATCAAAAAACAGCGGCGGAAGTGGCCTGCTCGGCGGACTTTTGGCCGGCTATGCCTCTAACAGCGGCGGTATTTTCTGCTTTGAAGGCAATACAAAAATTGCGGTCCCTGGCGGCGAAAAGCCTATCAAGGATATCAGGAAGGGCGACAAAGTTATCTGTGTAAGCGACGACGGCAGCGAAACGGTTGAGACGGTCACGGACGTCCTTTCGGACAGACATTCCGATATCTACGACATTACCGCAATCAAGCCGGACGGCAACAAGGTCCATGTTTTCACAACGCTTACACAGCCCTTTATCAGTGAAAATGGCAAGTCCATTGTCGTCGCAGAGTTTAACGCCAATACGCGTGTAATGCTCCGTGGTAACGAAAAAGCGCTTGTTACAAACGTTTCTCCTTTGAAGTATTCAAGCGTCTATGACTTGAAACTGACTGGCGACAACAGGTATATCGCAAATGGATTTGTGGCTGTTGGCGGCACGAATGAGTGGTAATTGGAGGTGTTGCGCAGATGGCTAAGAACACAAATACTTTGACTTACAACAATTATGCCCCCAAAAGTACGGGCTCCCAGATTGACTGGGCAAAAATCAGCTACAACGACCCGTATTTCGCATTGGGCTATATGGCAGGGTCCACGCTGGCAAATAACTACAACAAACGGGGAGAACAAAAGATTCTCAATGCCGCTGCCGACGACTTGAACAATCTTTATAATCCTGAAACTGCCGTTTCTCCGGAGCAGCAAAATGCTGCGCTGTCTGCCATGGTAGGGAACGAAGATGCCATGTTCAATCCGTCAAACTTCTATAACGACGGAAATATGAAGAACGTAGTCTCTATTGACGGCCGGCAGCCCGCTGCGGCGGCAGCCGCAGCAGCCCCCAACATTGCCAGCACCGGCACGCAAGCCGCCAGTCAATGGCAGCCTGTAGCGTCTGTGGGTACTCACGATATCCAGCAGGATCCGCGGATGCAGGCGCTTGACCAGATTGAAATGGAAGCACAGCTCAGGAACGGGCAGCAGCCTGTAGCTGCTGTTTCCGGAAACAACTCTTTTTTCCCGGATGGCGTCGGCGCTGACAACGTAAGCAACGGCGGCGCCGTCATTAATACAGCTCCTGAAGCGATCATCCCTTCTGCTTTCCAGCTTCGGCAGGCACAGGAACTGGAAGATGTGGGAAATGCCATTAAAGCAAACAACCAGTCTCCGGCCATTCAGCAGATGCTTTCACAGGTTTCCATGAATCTGGATGGAAGCCAGCCCGGCGACAACGGCCAATACAGGACTGTGACCGGAATCAGCTCCGACGTTCCCGAAAGTCAGCAGCCGGCAAATGTAACAAATGCCGCTGCCGGGCAGCCGGCCATGAACAACGGACGGATTGAGTTTGACAAGCTGGGCTGGCTCATGAAGCAGCGGCAGGCAATGCTCAAAGACGGCTTTACGGAAGATAGAATTGCAAACACCATGTCAACGCTTGAAATGATGGCTGATTCTTACGAGAACAAAGTGAAGGACCATAACACCCAGCTTGACCTTCAGGAGATTGTGGGCACTGATCCAACGACTCCACAGTTCCAGGCCCAACTTGTACGGCTCTATCAGGACAATCCGGAAGCTGCCAACCTGTTTGTTAAGAATGCTGTATTCTATCCGACGTTGTGGAAAGATAAGCAGTGGTACAAGCACGGCGATTACCAGTTCAAGCTCGGCGAGAAGAAGGCCGACAACAACATGCAGCGCGCTGAACAGCTGGCACAGTATCGCTCCGACCTTGCATTGCAGCAGAAACTGAAAGAAATGCAGGTACGCGCGCAGGCATTTAAGGCACTGAAGCCGGATGCAACGCCACAGGAAATCGCATATTTCGCATTAGGCTACAAAGGTGGCGGCGGCCCCGGTAAAAGCCTTAGCAAACTGCTTGGCCAAACGGACGGTTCTGCCATCTTGAGCGAATTGAGACAGAACTCCGTAAGAGACGGCGACGCAACCATGAAGTCCGGAGAAGATAACAATTACAAGCCGAATGATTCGTACAGGGCGGCCACAATCAAAACTCTTGTTAAGGGCTTGCGTGCCGGCGCGAAACCGGAAGAACTTTACATGTATCTTGCCTCCATCGAAAACAATCTTTCTCCTGAAGAAATTAGCGACCGTATAGACGCGGCTGTGCGGCAAAGTGGCATCGGAACATGGTACGGACCTCCCGAAGCTGAAACACCTGCAACCGGAGGAGACGGCGGTGGCAATGGCGGTGGCGGTGGCACCCCAGCTCAGCCTTCCCCAGGTAGTGATTCCTCCGGCGGGTTCTTCTCCTGGCTCCAAAAAGCGGGAGACAAGGCATATAAAAGCATTTACGGAGACAGACCGGATCCCGCACTGGATAATATCTATCGCTTGAAGTTAAGCGAATGGACACAGGCCCTGCAATACAACCAGCAGGCCGGGGATCAGGGCCTGGACAAAGAAGGAATGATGGATGCGGCGCGTAAACGCTACGGGAACGAGACTGCCGAACGTCTTTTCAAGGACACCGATTGGAGCGCTTTCAACCTCGAATAAAGGAGAGATAAGATAATGGCTTTTAATCCGTTCGAGAAAATTGATGAAGAATATAAACAGATCCAGGGCATTGACCCTGGGACTGGTGAAATTCAGGACAATGATTACTACTACAATCCATTCACCGGCAAAAGTGATGCTGTAGTTTCCAATAATCCGGAGGAAGAGGCAAAAGGCGCCGGATTCTTTGGCCGGTTCATTGACTCTTTGCAGGCTGGCGCTTCAAACGTCATTGCAGGGCAGGGCGATTTTATCAACGAGTTCACAGGAATTGGCGGAGATGGAGCGAATGAGCTCAACCAAATTGCAAAGAGAAACGCCAGATTGCGGAACTGGAGCGCTGATCAAATCCTTGCGGATCCCTTTGGGTACATCAAGGACCCTGAAGGCCTGACGTATGATGTCGGCAATATGGCCGGTTCCGGTCTTGCCCTCGGCGGAGAAGCCGCAGCCGCTTCCGTTATTGGCGGTGGAACTGCCGCGGCAGCTGGAATTGGCAACCTGTCAACTCTTTCCTCCACGCTTGCTAACAAAGCTGCCGCCCATGGCCTTGGCAGTTTGGCAAAGGCTTTAAACAGCAAGTGGGGCCCGCTGATTGTCGGCAACCTTGTCAAAACACCGTTCGAAGCAATCAGTGAAGGCGGTAACGAAATTCAGGATATGCGCGAAGAAGGCCGTTCTGACAGTGATATCAAGAAAGCAGCCCTTAAAGATACCGGCCTCAACATGCTGTTCCTTGCACTTTCCAACAGCGCTGAATCCCTGGGATTTGGTTCTGCACTTGGCAAAAAGATTAGTTCCCGCGCAGGCAAAGCCGCCCTGGGCCTTGCTGGTCTTGCCGGAGGTGCTGCGCACGAGTCTTATGAAGAAGGCGTGCAGAGAGGTATCAGCGACTGGTCGAAAGACGAAAACGGCGATTACAGTGTTCTGAATCCCTTTAACTGGTCTCCCGGCGCTAAAGACGAAGCTATGGCTGCATTTGGCCCCGGCATGGTGTTCGGCGGTACTGGCGCTGCTCTTAGCAGAATCGGAAACGTAGGGAACAATGCCGGAAATCAAGGTGCAGCCGCAAGTGATAGCGCCATGAATGAAGGCGAGAACGCGGGCACAAGTGAAGGCGCTACAGCTGAAAGCGAAGAAGCGGCTGCTACTGAGAACGCAGCCGACGAAAATGGCGGAACCTCTGTAGACGATGTTGTTGACGCCATGACCCAGCAGGAAAGCAGCGGGAATCCCAATGCCGTCAACGAAAACACCGGCGCTTTTGGCAAGATGCAGATCATGCCGGAAAACTGGCCTAAATGGTCTCAGGAAGCTCTGGGCCGCGTAGGAGATATGACCAATCAGGACGACTATGACGCCGTTGTCTCCTATAAAATGAACCAGTATATCAACGAATACGGCACGGAAGGCGCCATGGTAGCCTGGTATGCCGGGCCGCAGAACGCCCAGCGCTGGGTGGATGGCATGAGCACCGGCATTGACGCAGACGGGAATGAATACTCTTTCGATGCCCCGTTGAGTAACGGACCTTCCGTCAATGAATATGTCCGTCAGAGCATGGACAAGCTGGGGAAAAAGAACGGCGGCGGGAACGCCGGCCCGACTTTCAATTCGTCCGCTTATGCAGACATGGAAGGAACGACTTGGAACCGGACCGAAGGCGTAGACGTAGAGGACACTCAGGACGTCACGAGGAGCGGCCTTGCGGATATCTCGAAAGTGTATTACGACATGTTCGGCATCCCTCTTACCGTCACTTCCGGCAACGACAGCGATGTACATCAACCGGGAGAGCATTCCCATTATGCCGGCGTGAAGCTCGATGTTTCCGGCGGCGTGCTGGACGATGCGAAAAAGCGCCATCAGTTTATCGCAGAGCTTGAAAAGCGGGGAATCACTGTTCTTGATGAATATGAAAACCCTTCTCCTAACTCTACAGGCGGGCACCTGGACCTTGACTTCACTGACTACAAGGGAGCCGGGAACAGCCGCTCCGGAAGCAGCGCACAAAGCAATAACAGTATTCCCTCTCTAAAAGAAATGTTGGATTATCTGAAGGATAATCAGATGCAGTTCAATGATCCTGACCTTAACAATGCGATTGACGACGCACTGACCGGTCAGGACCCGCAGAAAGTAGAAGATGTTTTTAAGACCGTCAAAGAACAGAACGAAGCAGATGCGGCCGCAAGCAGCGCACTGCAAGACGAGCTGAACGACAAGCCCCAACCGCAGCAGGAGAAGTTCGGATGGGAACCGCAAGGGACAACCACAAGAACACAGGAAACGAGAACGGCCGGCCCGCAGCAAGCACAGCAGCCTAAAGGGAAAACCGGCACTCAGCAGGCGGCACCCATTAAAGAAACCAATGTTTACAAGAACCCTTCTCAGATTGTAAGCACCGTCACTCAAGACAACAGCAACAAAAAATATAGCGAAGCGCTTGTGAACCTTGCTGTTAAAACCATGAACGGGGACAAACAGGCAGCGGAAACATTCAACAAGATTCGTCCGGAGGACCAGAAAGCGCTGCTTGATATCGCACGGCAGCAGCAGGCACAGCCTTCTGGCAATTCTGCCAATACCGCACCGCCCGCCCAGCAGGCGCAAACGCTGAACAACAAGTATAGTCCTGTCGGGAACGAGATCACAATCCAGAGCGATGACTCTACAAAATTCGGAGCTCGTTACAGACTTACAGATGCTGATGATTTAATCACTTCCCATAATCTGGACAACGGTATGGGAGTTACAGTAAACCCCGCTTATCCTTCTTTGCTCCAGCCTAGAGACCGCGCCAACAGACCAATGTGGCAACAGGTCGTAAACATTGCCAGCAATCTGGACCCTTCCAGACTCATGGACAGCCAGATGATTAATACCGGCGCGCCTGTAATCAACAATAAAGGCTATGTCCTCAACGGGAATGGCCGTATGATGGCGATTAAGAGGGCATACGATACAAATAAAGGGGACGCCTATAAAACGGCTCTAAAACAAAATGCAGAGCGTCTGGGCCTTAATCCTTCCGACGTAGACAAGTTCAAGAAGCCCGTACTGGTCCGGCAGGTAGATGCGCCACTGGGCCAATATGATAAAATCATTTCTTCCAAAGTCGGAGGCGCTGATATGAACGCTACTGAACAGGCAAAAATGGATGCAAAAAAAATCCGCACCAGCACACTTGAAAAGTATGTAGACAACGCTGCCCATACGTTAGATAATCAAACCAACAGGACTGGTTTTGTTTCCGGGATATTGGCGGATATTACTGGCGGAGATGTAGGGAAGCTGAATCCGCTGGTCAATTCAAATCTGGAACCATCACAGGAAGGCGTGAAACGTGCTGAAAATGCGCTGTTTGCGCTGGCGTATGGTGACGACAAACTGCTTGACAGGGCCATGCTTGATTCGGACGACAACACCAGAAACGTAACCAATGCAATGAAAAATGCCGCTCCTCAATTTGCGCTTTTAAAGAAGCTGGCCGAGGATGGTTTGCGGTATAATGTAGATGTAACAGCTCCCATGGTAGAAGCGTGCAACAAGCTGTATGCCTTACGCAAAGCAGGAGCAAAACTGAATATCTACTTAAAAGAACAGGCTATGTTCAAGGATGTCTCCCCGGAGGCTCACACCATCCTGGAATATATCAACGGAAATGCCAGATCAACCAAGGCCATGACAGAATATTACAGCTGTATGGCAAGCATGATCGACGCACTGGGCAATCCGCAGGAAGATCAGACGGCCATGTTCCAAGATGTTGGCACGTCGCCAGCTCAAGTTACCGCAAAAGACATCATTGAAGCATCTTATGCGCGGATGAAAGGAGAAATGGACAATGCTATTCGGAAGGAGAATCAGGGGATACCGCAGGACGATAATGCGGAACAGGGGAATCGCAATGACAACCCCGAACCTGGACAAGCTCAGTCGGCAGCCGGCGAAAACGGTGTCGCACCTGTCGAGGATAGAACCGGCGAAGGCGAAACTGCTGACAGCGGTAGCAAGTCGAATGAAGTTCAAGCCGACAATTCCAGGCAAACTGGTGAAGTAGTCAACGGGTATCCCAAAGGAAAACCGGATTTTGAGAACACTTTCGTAGGGGGGCTTTCGGATTATAAACAAACGGCAAGAGCATATGGGGACGATATTTATATCACCGGGAAGGTAAGACCAGCTGATAAAGCTCTTAACCGAAAAAGCGATTTGGTTGAACGTACCATGAAGTTCAATCTTCTCGACTTCGACAAGCATATGCCTGAAAAAATCAGGAAAATAGCCATGGACGCAAATGCGGGTATCTTCAATCTGCATCCATTAAATCGCGAACCTATCGGGAAATATATGTTCGAGACCTTTAAAGCGGCATATCAAGATACCTTTCCCAACAGGAGCAATCAAACTCGCAAATATCTCGACGCCAAAGATACTGATTGGGGCAATTTCAGGCATAGGGCACAGGGTGTAGCGGACGACCTTGCAGACGCATATCATAATTCCATGATGGTGCTCATGCAAACTTATGCCGACTGGATTAAAAGTCGTGCTATAACGGAAGCCTCCAAGGGCAGCGAAAACAAAACCGCCCAGGCTTCGGAGACCGTGAAAGAATCTCCAAAAGAATCTTCCCAAAAGGCTCCCAAAGAAGCCCCAAAAGAATCCCCAAAAGAATCCCAAGCGACAACCTTGCAGGAAGCAAAGCCGGCAGTTGACCCCAATCAACAGCGCTATGGCAACGACCATTATTTTTCCGACTCTGTAACTGACAGCAACAGCGGCCGCACGTGGGCCCGCGTCGGCATTCAAAAAGGCTACAACGTTCTGAACGGTGACTTCAAAAGGGCGAACAAACTAGCCAAGGAACACAAAGGCCATTATTCCAAGTTCGGCGGGGAACGGGGCTGGGTATTCAACAGCGATGCAGACCGTGACGCTTTCTTGAAAGACGCACGTCACGACGCTGTAGACGTTCCGGAGCTGAAGGACAAACCGGAAGCACAACAGACGAAAGCACAAAACACTGAAACTCAGCAGAATGATAAAACAACAGAAGCCGCAGGGACCACAGAGGCAGCGGGAACTATTGACGGCGCTATCAAACAGATTAGGGATAAGCTGTTAGATGACGAAGATTTGGTTAAATCGGCAAAGAATAACACCGAAAACAACTTCAAGCTTCCGTTGCTTGATAAAGCTGTAGACAAGGCGCTGGATCTTTATAACGATTACAGCGAAAAAGGAAATGAAGAAGTAGCAAACGGCCTTGCGAAACTTACTGACGATAAAGACGCAATGGCAGAAGCACTTGATCCTTACATCCATGAAATTTACGAAAACCTGAGAGGCGAGAACGCACAGCAAGAGGCAACAGCAGCTGCCGAAGAACCTAAAGAGCAAGGATATTCTGATAAGGTCAGAAAAGTATGGTTTAAACTGCAAAAAGACTTCAATTCCACAAAGACGGGAGTAAACGACAACCCGGCATACGTCGCCATGACCAACGATCACTTCAATGACCTTGAATACCTCATTGATACTGCCAAGGACATTTCCGAACTCCCAACGGAACGCATGCTGCATGAAGAGCTGAGCAATTACGGAAGAACAGCCGTAGTACATGACCATAACAATGTTGCCCAATTGGAAGGAAGGCTGAACGACCTTATACGCAAGCTGCATGGAAAAGAAGCAGAGCTTCAAGGCAAGGCAAGCACTGCCTTCGACAATGCAGAAATGCAAAATAAGGACAACGGCAAGCCGGATAATGGTATAATACAAACAGAAGAAACTGGCATGAAAGGGGCTGAAAACAATGCTGAAAACGGCGTTTCCGGAATGGCTCCACGAACTGGCGAAGGGTCCAGTAAAAACACAGTGGGGGAAAGTGGTGTTCAAGGCTCCGGATCCGGTAGAAGAAGCGGACAAGATAGTAAAGAGACAGGAAAAGGATCCCACGAACAGGGAACTGGCAATTCTGGCGTTTCAGATAGTGGCTCCTCTTCTGGCGGAAAGACTGGCGATAGCACAGTACAAACTGAAAAATCCAAGGATCGACGCTCCGGAAGTTCTGAATTACCAGGAAGCATTGCAGATAGCTATGCAGGAACTCCCGATGATGGAGAAAGAAGATCTGACGAACTTGTTAAATCTGTTAAAGAACGACCCAAGCATGAAAGTCCTGTAGCCAAGGCACAGGCAAAAGAGAACAATCCAAAACTCAAAGCAATCAGGAAAGCGCTTCCAATGCTCGCACCGGAACAGGCCAATGATGTTATGTTGGCTGAGAACCGTCTGGAAAATGCCAATGGCATGATGTTCACCAATGGCACAGGAACGGGGAAAACATATACCGGGATGGGCCTTGTAAAGCGCTTTTATGATGCCGGGAAAAAGAATATTCTGGTCCTTGCTCCTTCCGATGATATTTTGAAAGGCTGGGAAGAAGCTGCAAGAAAGAGTTTTGGCATTAAGCTGACTCGCCTTGTTGATACTAACGACAGCGGCAAAGGTCCTGTTACGACAACATACGCCAACGCTGGCGACAACAAGGAAATTACCAAGCGGGACTGGGACCTGATTGTTTGCGATGAATCCCACAAATTAATGAGTGGCGCCCAGGCTAAACCGACGAAGGCTCTGAGCGCTGTAAGGGCAATGTCCGCCCAGGCAGATGGCTTCAGCAGATTTTTTAAAGATACCCATACAAAAGAATACGAAGATATTACCAACCAGAGAAACAAACTGACCGAACTTGAAACTCGTCTTTCCGGCAATATACTAAATCCGGGAGAGACGCTGGCGGGATTAAAAAAGGAAATCGATGAAAAGACAGAGGCATTAAAAAAAGCAGAAACTGCATATGAAAATCTGCGCCTCAAGTCAAAAGAAGCGTACAAAAAGCGGCCAAAGTCCAAAGTCCTTTTCCTTTCGGCGACGCCGTTCCAGTATGTTCAGGATCTGGACTATGCCAACGGGTATTTGTTCAACTATAGCGACTATGGTCCAATGGAAGAACAAGGCTATAACAAAGCCAACGGCAAACAGCAATTCTATATCGAGAATTTCGGCTACCGTATGCGCTATAACGAATTAAACAAGCCGGGGGCAGAAGTTGACTCTACTGTTATGGAACAGGCTTTCAACGAAAAGATGAGTAAATCCGGAGCGCTCCATGGCCGGATGCTTGCTTCTGATTATGACTATGACCGCGGCTTCATCCGTATTGATGCCGGTGTTGGTCAAAAGATTGACGATGGATTCGACTGGCTGCTCGACCGTGGCGGCAAGTATGGTGCTTTGCTCGATGTTTTAGACAGGAATTTCAGAGGTTTCCCAAGGCTCTATTTGCTGGAAGCCATTAAAGCGCACAGCGCCATTCCAATCATCAAGGAATATGTTAAAGAAGGCAAGAAAGTTGTTGTTTTCCACAACTTCAACAAGGGCGGGGCGACAAACCCGTTCTATCTTTCTGAAGATACTATTGCCAGACTCGATCCGGGAGGAAAAACTGGCCTGAAGCGGGAATATTACAGCTTCGTAAAAGAAAGACCAGACCTTCAGAATTTAAAGCTTTCCGGCCTGAAATCTCCTATTGATACGCTGAGTGCCGCTTTTGGGAAAAACATTGCAATTTATAACGGAACATTTCCCAAGAAGGAAAGAACAGCCGCTATCAGGGCTTTCAACGACGACAACAGCAACACGCAAATCATCCTTGTGCAGTCTGACGCAGGACAGGCTGGTATTTCCCTCCATGACACGACCGGCAAACACCAGAGAGTTCTTATCAATCTGGGCCTGCCAACCAAACCAAGTGAAGCAATCCAGCAGGAAGGACGTATCTACCGTTTCGGCAACAAGTCCAATGCTTTGTTCAGGTACTTAAATACCGGAACGAACTTTGAACAAATGGCCTTTGCCCAGAAAGTTGCGGAACGTGCCGGGACCGTCGAGAACCTTGCCATGGGTGAAAACGCCAGAGCACTTAAAAATGCGTATGTGCAGGCGTATGAAGAATCCCAGGATGGCGACGAATGGAAAAAGTACCTGCCCGGAAGTGAATCGGAAGGCACGGGCGGTAAAGCCAACGACTACCAGCAGGAAACCATGGACGACTATGAACGTGCCAAGGCTTTCTATTTTGGAAAACAAAAGAGAGAAGCCAGAAGTAAAAGCAGAGAAGGCGTTGATTATTACGCAACTCCGGAGCCGCTGGGCGAAAAAATGGTGGAATGGCTCCATCCTCAGTCCGGGGATAGCCTGCTTGAACCGTCTGCCGGTGACGGCGCAATAGCCAGATGGATGCCAAGCAACACGGCAAACACTGTTATTGAGCCTTCCATTGACTTGCAAGCGCGCCTTATGCGGAACGTAAACAACGTGAAAGCATTTAACGGCACTTTTGAAAACTTCGATTTACACAACAAGTTTAACGGCATTGTTATGAATCCGCCTTTTGGGTCCGGCGGAAAAACCGCAATAGATCATGTTGCGAAAGCATACCGGCACTTGAAAGACGGCGGACGACTCATTGCCATTATTCCTGACGGGCCCGCTGCCAATAAGCGCTTTGACAAATGGTTCAACGGAGACCCGGAAGCCAGCCGGATGGAAGATAGAGGAATTTCCGACGGCGTATTAATGGCAACCATCAATCTTCCGGAAGTCACGTTCCAAAGGGCTGGAACGTCAGTCAAAACCAAGATTGTTGTCATCGACAAATATTCCAGCCCAAAGCTGAGAGAACAGGCCGCTGCTCTTTCCGATGCGCCGTTTGAACTCCCCGGCAGGACCATCAATGAATTCTTTGACAATCTGGAGAACGTCAGCCTTCCGGACCGTCTGAACGAGGACGGCAAGCGTTATTCCGTCCGTGAAAAAGAAGATGCTACCACAGCACCAACCGAAAACGATTATGCAGACTCCCTGCACAATAACAACGAATCTTCAGACGCCAACATTCAGCGCTCTTTGGACAGTTTGAAACAGGAAGTTCAGGACGCTTTCCCGCAGGCCAAAATCAGCGACATTGACGCCTCTACGATGAAGGTGGAGACACCGGCGGGAACCATTACCGTTGACCTGCAAAAGAAGATTGTTTTAGGCGAACAGGCTGAAAAGAAGGCTAAACAGGAACACGGCATAGCTTCAAACGACGACATTGTTGTAGAAGGCTACTATAAGCGGCCCAGCCTGGACAGGGATGCAGTTATTGCACTTTCTCAGGAAAGCAGTGAAGGCTCTGCCTATCACGAAGCCTTCCATGCTGCGTGGGATATGGCCCTTAATGACAAGGAAAAGGCAGCCATGACCCAATACTACAGCAAGCATGCAAACGGCAAGACCGTGAATGAAGCAATGGCAGACGGCTACAAAGCGTGGAAGAAAGAACGGGCACAAGGAAAAGGCTCCAGATTTGGGAAACTCTTCCAGAAGCTTAAGGACTTCATAGGGAAAGTCAAAGCAATACTGACCGGCGTGGAAAACGTTCACAACGTCATGCGCAAGGTGGCGGAAGGCGACGTATGGAACCGTTCTGCCACAATCAACGATGCATCTATGAAGGCGGCTGCGTCTCGCTCTGCCAGCACGGCTGAGCAGCAGGAACGCAATGCAGAACCTACTGCCCCGAACCAGATTCCGGCCATGTTCAAGACCATTCCATGGAAGCAGGGAGCTACCAATATCGACATCGGCGGGGGGGAACACAATGCAGCTGCGGACTACATGAAGAATGAACACGGTGTTGCAAACGTCGTCTATGACCCGTATGGCCGGACCAGGGAAGAGAATTTAAAAGCACAGGAGGCAGTCAAAGGGAAAGGCGATACCGTAACTGTTGCCAATGTTCTTAACGTTATCAAAGAACCTGCATGGAGAAAGGATGTAATTCTTCAGGCAGCCAAGGCCCTGAAGCCTGACGGGACTGCCTATTTCCAGATTTACGAAGGCGATGAGAGCGGCGTCGGGAACGCTACGCAAAAACAGAAAAGCTACCAGAATAACATGAAAACGGCGGACTACGTGCCGGAAATCGAGCGTTATTTCGCGGATGTAGAACGGCACGGTAAACTGATTATTGCCAAGGACCCTGTGTTTGATCCTGACGAAAAGGCTGTATGGTCCGTCGATGATTTGGCAACAGATGACCTTGCTTTCTCAGTGCGGAACGCTAACGACAACTTGAAAGACAGTTTCGGCATGAAACTCAAAAAGACCAAAGACGGCGTGAAGGTCCGGATGAAGTTCAACGACAAGGAACGGGAATTCACAATCACTCAGAGCCTATTCAGATCCCCGTCCTACATTGCCGAGCATGTACCGGTTTTCAAGCTCTTCTTCAAGATGGCTGACCGCGCAATGTCAGAGCAGGAACATTTGAGAAACAGCTTCAACAAGAAGCTGAATCGTATCCACAAGCTGTATCTGCACAGCAAGGAAGATGTAAAGCAATGGTCAGATATTCTGTGGCAAGGCGACGCAGAAGGGAAAGAGTACAGCAAGGAAGAGCTGAAGGCAATGGGCATTTCCGATAACGTCATCAGTGCTTATCGGGCGACCCGTATTGCAATTGCCAAGGCTTATGACCTGCTGAATGAAGCGCGTCTGCACGTCCAGACCTACCAGAAGAACGTGACGAAAGAAGGCTATCAGGAACTCGCCCACAACAAGTTTGTAACCATCCAGAAAGTCGAGCAGCGCGGAGAGAATCAATATATTGTTACCTTCAAGAAGCCCAAAACGTGGAAGAGCTCCAATGTGGTGACGAAAAAAGTCTTTGACGAAATGAAGAAAAATGAGAACGTCCGCATTATTTCCAGCAAGAAAATTGGTTCAAACGCGTATGATGTTGCCTACGAAGAGAGAATGGGCGACATTCACAAGCGCGGCGGTTATATTCCTCACTTCTTCCACAACTTCTTTGTCATGGACACAGATGCAGACGGGAATAACGTAGTAGTCGGCAGCGGCAGGACCGTTAAAGAAGCCCTTAAAGTATGCGATGAATACGCAAAGACCCATAAAGACGCACAACTGACTATCGCTCCGAAAACATTCAACTTTGCAGATGACTCTGCGGTACGTGCGGCAGAAATCAGCGATGGCCAGTATTTTGCTATGGTTTCTAAGATTGAAGATCAGCTGCAAATGACGCCAGCGCAAGCCCGTGAATTCCTGAGTGATAAAGTCAAGATGGCAGGACGGCATAGATTCTTCGGCAACTTCCTGGAACGCAAAGGCGCCCTGGGATTCGAACAAAATATGAACTGGGTGCTTGCTCACTACTTCAACAGCGTTTCCCGCTATGTTGCACTGGAAGGATTTAAGCCTAACGCTATCAGCCTGTTTGAGCGGTATTTCGGCGACTTTAACAAGGACCACAAGAATAATGCGCTTGCTGAATACGTCAAGAAATATATTCAGGATATCAACGGCAATCCGAACAGCATTGAACTTAAAATCAACGACTGGCTCAATCATCAGAAATGGTGGCGCGATTTCGTGGCAAGCAAATACGGAGACCGCGCAGCGCTTCAGCTGACGCAGAACATTACGTCCGTCATTGGTATCGCAAAGCTGGGCTTCGGCAACGTTTCTTCAGCTCTGCTGAACCTGGGACAGATTGTCAACGCTGTCGGCATCACTGGAGACATGAAGGCAACAGCCCGTGCCATGAAAGATGCTTTACGGAGCGATTACAAGGTGGCAAAAATCCTGCACGACTGCGGTGTCGTGGATGATATCCGCGTGGACGCTGGAAGCTCCGGATATACCGCTTTCCGGCCCCGCAATTTGCTGGGGAAAACAATGTTCATGTTCAGCACTATGGATATGTATAGCCGGAAGGTGGCAGCGCTTTCGGGATTCTACCATGCCATGAAAGAGGGGAAGAACTACAAAGATTCTATCGAGTTTGGCCGGACCGTCAACAGGAAAGCGAACTTCGATTATTCCCCGGCCGACGCTCCTGCAATTTTCCGGAGCGTGTCCGGTTCCGTTGTCGGTGATGTGGCACTCCAGTTCCAGAAGTACAAAGTCAAAGAAATGGAGCTCATGTACGATATTGCAAAGCATGGTGACTTCGGCAAGAACGTGAAGTTCTGGGGAATGTACTTTATGCTGGCCGGACTGCTGCAATTCCCTGCCGTAGATTGGTTTAACGACCTCTTTAAACAGCTGCTGGGTGTTGACTATAAACTCAAGCTAAAGGGAGCAGTCATGGACGCTGCCGGGAACAGCGACGTTGGACGCAGCCTTGCTAAAATCGCAATGTATGGCCTGCTTTCCGCGAAGCCAATCAACATCGACATTTCTCAGCGTTTCGGCATGGGCGACTTTGTGGTTCCTCCGCAAAAGACCCTTGTGGACATTCTCGGCGGCCCGACTCTTTCGACAGCCACACAGATGTACTTAGGCATCCACAACAACAACCCGCTGCAAGTAATCAAAGGATTCTCCCCGGCTCTTGGCAACTATGCCCAGGTGCTTATGGAGAGGACCGTTGATAAACGTGGGAGAACGATGCGGGAACTTGAGTCTCCTTATGACAAGCTGGTGAAAGCAATCGGATTCAGACTGGCCGACGAATCAATCAACTCTGATATTTCTCAGATCAAATCACAACGGATGCAGGAAGCGAAAGACGAACGGCAGAACTTTATCCGCGAACTTCTCGACAAAGAAGAAAGTGGAGAGCAGAGAAGCCAGGAAGATATCAAGAAGATGAAAGAACTCGGAATCACCAACAAGAAGCTGAAGGCATACCGAAACGACAGGAACCGCAGCTACAAAGACAGAATCAACGGAACTTCCTCTAAAAACTTCAAGAAAGACAATGAAGGATTGCTGAACTTCAACAATTAAACCAATGGAATAAAGGACGTCACTCTATTGCGGGTGGCGTCCTTTACTATTATGTACTTGTCAAAACAGCCTATTTTGACAAGTCAATGGGAGGTAAAAAGGAAATGGCTTTTAAGAAAGTATCGCTTGACGACATTGAAGCACTGGCAAGAGATGCGAAGGACGACCTTTGGGACGATGCCAATGAACTCGGCCGGGATCCGAAAATCTATTTACACTGGACCGCAGGAAGATTTACGCAAGACTTTGACGACTACCACATCTGCATCCACGGTTGTGACTACCGGCCCGACGAAGATGGCAATCCTCCGGAACAGGAGAAAGTAGAAGATGACGGGGCAATCTATGTTAGCACGGAAGATTTTAGTGAAGAGCTGGCGCATACATGGCACCGCAATACCGGCAGCATTGGCGTGACGATTGATTGCGGTTACGGTTCCTCTACGGACGATTTAGGTGATTATGCTCCGACGGAGAAACAGATTGAAAGCATGGCCCAGGTTATTGCAAGGCTTTGCCGTGCGCTTGAAATTCCCATCGACCGCAACTACGTAATGACGCATGCAGAAGCCGCCGACAATCTTGACAAGATGCTGCCGGAGGGGGATGAGTATGGCCCGCTTAACGGATGTGAAAGGTGGGACCTGCAATTTTTAGGCACGGAGGAGTCGCCGGAATGGACTACTGACTATGACAGTCCGGCGACAGGCGGCAATGTTTTGCGCGGCAAGGCAATCTGGTACGCAAATCAAGGCTGAAAATAGCAAAAACGCTCATATGCCTCCATATTTGACATATGAGCGTTTTTAATTAATTACACGATAAATCTATCATGCCCATAAAATAAAACTTGTTATATCGAACGTGAGAAGGCGGATTTTTTTGGAAAACGACAACAAAAAACGACTAATCTTAATTGCGTCCGGAATTTTACTCATTGGTGCCGCTGTTGGCATTTTTTATTCCTGCTCCCGAAAAAAATCTGATCCGATTGTCATGCCAAAAGAAGAAACGACGGATACTCAGACGGTAAAAAAACAACTTAACGTCTCTCAGGACACCGCAGAAAAAATTACAAGGGAGATCAGATACATCCAGTCCGGTGACACGAAACCTAACGTCACTTATTATGTCACGGCTCCGACCGTCGAACAGGCGGCGGACAAAGTGGCGCAGGATATCAAGGACGGGCAGCCTACAGCTCCGAAAGAAGCGACGGCGAAATCTGACAGGACTGTCGTAACGGCAGACAAAGAAAAGCAGAAAGTGGACGTCTACAAAATCAATCTCAACAAGGCCCACAAGCTCAAGGCCGGTGTGATGTCGGCGGACGGCAAGACCTACGGCGGGATAGGATATCAAGCTGGGAAGTGGGAAGGCATGGTTTATACCAGGAGCGGGAAAAAGATTGAAGGTGTAAGTATTACTTACACCTTGAAAGAATGGTGATTAACAGGCTGGCCCTTATGGGCTGGCCTTATTTTTTATTTGCCGCGAAAAAAATCATGCGTTTAAATCGTTTTACAGCGTTTTTATTTTTGCCCGCTTGTGATTTATCGCGGGAAACGGAAAAGCCGTCAAAAGGCATTTAAAAGCGCAATAGGGGCAATCTTAAATTTTCAGAATTGTTTTAGAAAATATGCGTATAAAATTTTAAAAAATATATGTATAAACTATTGCAAAATATATGTATATGTGCTATTATATAGTCACAGGGAAGAAGAAAAGCCCTGGAGAAAGAGGAGGAATAAAAAAATGGAAAGCGCAAAAATGATTGAACTGGAAACCACGGCGGCCAGCCTGTACGACGGCGGATGGAGAGCAGCGGACAGCAAGGACCTGAAAGACGAATACGGTTTTACCGATGAAGAATTGGAAATCGTCACCGAGAAACTGAAAGAATACGCAGAACGGTAAATCGGACGGCGGGGCGAAAAGCCCCGCCACCATCTGAAAGGAGCTGTAACCATGAGATGTTTTGTTAACTTTATTAATGGCGATAACGGCGAGGAAGACGCCTACCGGGTCCTAACTGTTCCGTCGGAAGCCGAACAGAAGATGGACGCCTGGATCCGGAATCTGATTCAGGAGATGAAGCCAACCCAGCAGCGCCTGGACGAGAAGTTCGGGGCCACACATTCTTTACTGATTATTGTCAGGGATGGGGCCGAAGAGGTCTTCAGTCTCCACGCTGAATGAAGGAGTTAAAACCATGAAAAAAACCATTTACATGAACGCCCCTCTTTACAGATTGAACGAACAGACACCGGACGGCAGCTTTTCCCGCCGCCTGGGTGAGATTGTGGAACGGTACGACATTATTATGAAGCTGACACCGGAACCGCCGGAGTTCACCCGGGAAGAAATGCACATCCTGGGCGAGGTCCTAGCAGGTGCAAAGATTTCCGCAGGATTTATTTACTCAATGGGGTTTGAAATCCAGGACAGTGTGCTAGAGACACCGGAAATCCGGGAAGCCCTGGCTAAAAAAATCGATGCCATGACGGCAGCGGAAAAGGTGAAAATGATCGAGATGTATTTAAAATAAAACCAGCCGCCGGACCTGGGCAGAGTTACGTTTGGCTGGTAAAATGGAGGATATGAACATGGATGTTGCCGAAATGACGGATAATGAACTTCTGGAAATGTTGACCGGTAGCAAGGCAGCTGCAAAGGCTATGGGCGAAGGAATGTACACATTCCTTCCTGCTATGATGGATGTTAAAGAAGCTATGGTCAAGTATGGCGTAACGAAGAGAAATGCCGAGAAAGTGCTGGCAGGGCTGGAGCTTGGTAAAAGGCTGGTCCAGCATGACCGGGTGCAAAGACTGACGATCCGCTGTCCTGAAGATGGAGCCATGTTGATGATGCCACGGCTCCGGTATGCTAACCACGAATATTTCTATGTTGTTACCTTGAACAGCAAAGGCAAGGTAATGGACATTACTAAAGTGTCCGAAGGGAGCTTGAACGCCAGCGTGGTACATCCGAGAGAGGCCATAGCTCCTGTGATTCTGAACCATGGGGCAGCATGGCTGGCCTTCCATAATCACCCGTCTGGGGATCCTGATCCTAGCAGGGAAGATAGGGAATTGACAAGAAGCCTGGCAGAGGCTGGCAAGCTGATGGGCATTTCGTTGGTGGACCACATTGTTATAGGCGACGGGGTGTACTACAGTTTTAAGGAACATGGTCTTTTGTAAAAACCTTTTATTTTATACGGAACCCCTTTGTGATTTAGCAATAAAAATTAAAAAAATCCATAAAAAGTAGTTGCTTTTTAGCAAACATAGTGTTATAATTAAAGTAGGTTCGAAAAGGAGGTGAGAAAATGAAATACGACTACAATCCTTTAAGAGGGAAAATCAGGGAAGTCTTGGGTAGCGAGAGTAATTTGGCCACTGTGATTCACATGAATCGGTCTACATTGAGCCAGAAGCTCAACAATTTGAGAGAATTTACTCAACAAGACATGGTAGATATTCTTGATGCTCTAAAGGAGCCTTATTGCAAAGCTGGATTCTATTTTTTTACTCAAAAAGTTTCAAATTAGCAACAGAGGAGGCAACCAACATGAAGAGTGACACGAGCGACAGCAGCGGAGGATGAGATGAATCTGGAAGAATGGACTAACTTCCGCAGTAACATGCGCTACTTGCGGATCAAGAAGGGAATCACGGGCACCCAAATGGCGGAATGCCTTGGCAGGACACCAGGCTTTGTGAGCTGCGTCGAGAGCGGCGCTTATACCCGCTGGCCAAAAACACAAGACATGCTGAATATCGCGAAATGTCTTGGTGTGACCATCAAAGAGATGATAAAGCCAATTCCGGCCGGGACGGTGTTGTACGTCAGCCCGGAGGAGCAAGATGTGGGCGTCGAAAATCTCGAAAAGATCCGGAGATTAAAAAAACTGACGAAGCAGGATTTTGCGGAGCTGATTGGAGTCAGCCTTAAACATTACTCTATGGTCACAACGGGCGGCAGCACCTTCAGCGTCCGGAAATGGTGGACAATCGCGGAGAACCTGAAGATGAATCTCAATGTGCTGTTAGGGAGGGATGCAGAGTGAGAATCAAAAAAGGACTCTACTGCCTGGCCATGGCCGCCGGCGCCGCGGTGGTGATTGGGGGCAACATCTGGGGGAGCATGACCGAGGTCAAGCCAGACCCATACATCACTTATAAGCGGGTCATCTACCAGGGCGACACCCTCTGGGATGTAGTCGGCAACACTAACCAGGGGCGCGAGGACCTGCAGGAGCTGCTCTACAGGGTCCAAATGGACAACGGGATCACGGATCCGGGGCGCCTGCAGCCGGGGACAGAAATCAAGATTAGGATAAAAAAACATTGAAGATGATGGATAAAGACAAAAAAGGCTCCTGCGCATTGCCAGATGCGCAGGAGCGAGGATATAAGGGAGGTGATTGACAGGGCAAGGACGGACAACTTGTCAATGTATACATATTGTGGTATAATATAAGTATGAAGTGTAATAAGATTATTAATGAACAAGAAGTGTAAGGAGTGATAGAGCATGGAAAAAGAAGATTTAAAGGAGAAGGCCCGGGAGATGCGGCGGGCATACATGCGCGAATGGAATCGGAAGAACAAAGACAAACTGAAGGCCACGCGGGAAAGATACTGGATGAAAAAAGCCCGGGAGGCAGAAGCAGCAGAGGAAGCTAAAACGTCCCCTGCTGAAGGCTGATAAGGCAGGAGGCACGACGTTAGCATGATTCATGAACTTTGACGTGACCGACCCGGGCGCACTGCAACCCGGAAAGGTGCTGATGATTCGGGTAAAAAAATAATCCCCACACTACCATGTGGGGATTGGGTGGAGATTTTTCGATAAGTGACTCCACCTCCATTATAACACGGAGGGACGAAAATGGAAAACACTGAACAGGCCCTGGATTTGATCCTGGACAAGAAACTGAACGACCTCAGTAGCTACATGAGAGATTTCAAGGCCGAGGGCGAACTGGTAGTCACAATTACTTTGAACGAATATCGTTCTTTGGTTGAAACAAGCGCAAATAGTCAAAGCTATGCTTACGATAATTACAAACTTAAAGAGCAGGTTGAGAAATTGCAATCCGAGGTATCTGCAAAAGATAAACGTATCGTTGTGTTGACCGAGCAGCTGAAAGCCGCAGGGCGTCTGATTAAAGCGTTTAAGGCTACGGCTACGGAGACGACTGCAAAATGAAAAATATCACAGCTGTGCGAATTGGCAAACTGGATTCAGGCATGCGTGTGAACGCCGAAAGGGAGAATTGAACATGAGTACCTTATACGAAATCAACGAACAGATTCTTCGTTGCGTGAAAGATGGGGACATGGTGGTGGATACAGAAACTGGGGAAGTCATTGATATGGCGGCTCTGGATGCCCTGCAGATGGAACGGGATGAAAAACTGACCAACATCGGAAAATGGATTCTTGACTTGAAAGCCGATGCAAAGGCCATCCGGGAACGGGAAATCTCCCTGGCTGAAAGACGGAAGTCCAAGGAGAACAAGGCCGAACAGCTCACGGACTACATGAACATGATCCTGGCCGGCAATAAATTCGAATGTGCAGACTTCAAAGCATCCTATCGGAAATCCCAGGCCGTGGAAATCATGGATGCAGGGAAGATTCCTGCACCATATCTGATTGTACAGGAGCCGAAAGTCGATAAAGCCGGAATCAAAAAGGCTTTAAAGACTGGGGAAGATATTCCTGGGGCAAAGCTGGTTGAACGGAACAACCTGTCAATTCGTTAGAAGGGGTACAAATGGATCAAAGATATATGAGCCTTTCGGAAGTTCCAACGGATGCGACGAAGAAAATTCAAGCCGGAAAGCTGAAAGGGAAAAGCGACATTAACCCACAATGGCGCTATGAGGCAATGACCGAAGTCTTCGGCCTTTGCGGTGAGGGCTGGAAATTCGAGATCACCAACACCATCCAGGTGCCTGTACCTGCCACCGGGGAACTGATGATTTTCGTTTTCTTGAATCTGTATATCAAGGGGCCGGACGGATGGTCGGCCCCCATCCCTGGAAGTGGAGGCGACTTCCTTATTGTCAAGGACAAGAACGGTATTCACGGGAACGATGAAGGCTACAAGATGGCTACCACCGATGCTCTGGGGACCGCCGCCAAGATGATAGGGGTTGCAGCTTCCGTATACCGGGGAACCTACAGAACAAAGTATGAGCGGCAGTCAGAAAGCTACGCAAGCGAAAACGAGTTTGATTACAAGCCAGCAAAGCCACAGCCGCCCCAACATCCCACCCAAAAGATGGCAAATGGAGAAATTCTGCCCTACAAGATCCCCTACATCAAAGACGCTCCGACGGCAGCCCAGGTAAACAGCCTGGAAGTCATGTGCCAGTACGTCGGGAAGAATCCCAGGGACATGGCTGCTTACTACAAGGTGGCAAACCTGGGGGATCTGAAGTTCTACGCATACCGGTCTGCCTACAAGATGCTGGCCAGCCATTTGATCAAGATGGGATACAGCCAGGGCAAGGATCTGAACTGGCACAAGGCTGATGAGCCGGCGGCCACAAATCCCATGGAGAGTTTCGGGGAACCAGAACCGGATCCTGCACAGCAGCAGATCTTTGATGAGGAAGTCCCGTTCTGATAAATAAAAATTTGAGGGAAAGGAGGTGATTTCTTTGCAGCCAATCAACTGGATTTATGAGATCAACGCATTTTACAGCTGGGCGGAGACGACCGACATCAAAGCGGACGCCATCTCGCTCTGGAACGCTTTGATGTTTACGGCAAACAAGGCTCACTGGAAGAGCCGGTTCAACGCTTCTGCCAGCTTACTGTGCGCAAGATCGGGCTTATCTAAATCGTCTTTTCAGCGGGCGAGGAATGCGCTGTCACAGATGGGCAGAATCAAGTTCTACTCTCGTAAAGGAAACCAGAGTTCTGTATATGAAATCATCTTCTTCAGTGATAGCGGTGTGGTTCAATATGGACCACAAATCGAATCACAAATGGACCACAAATCATTTGTGGTTCAATATGAACCACAAAGTGAACCACAACCTGGACCACAAACTGAACCACAACCTGGGCACATACTTAAACAAAACAAAGAAATAAACAAAACGACTACTGTCGTGGTTCCACCTCCGCCTGTAGATGGGGTGAAAGAAACGTCTGAACTGTTCGAGAAGAACGTCCATCCTTTCAGCGGGTTGGTGGAAAGGGATATGCTCTGTGACCTGGTGGAGGCTTACGGGTCCACATGGGTCCAGAGCGCTATACGGGAAGCCATACGGCAGGGAGTCCTGCGGATGAGCTACATTGCCGGAATCCTGAAGTCCTGGAAAGCTCGAGGGGGGCCTTCCAGCCGGCGGAAGCCGGAAAAAGGGAAGGCCCTGACGGCGGCAGAGAAAGAGGATCTCTTGCGGGAGGGATTTGAGCTATGAACGATGTCAGGGATTGCCTGGAAAAACTGGCCGGACACAAAGTTACGCCCAGGCCGGGAGACTACACGGACAGCGATGGCTGCCTTGTATGCGGCAAGTGCCATAAGCGCCGGGAGACACTGATCCGGTGGATGGCCGATGACGAGGGAAACCGGGAAATACGGAAAGTGCCTGTTATGTGTGAATGCGAGCAGCAACAGGCAGCCCGGGAAAAGCTGGAAAACGAACGGAAGCAGAAAAGTTACCGGATTACCCAGCTTCAGAGCTATGGCTTTTCTCCGGGCCAGCTGGAAGGGCTGACGTTCGCCAACTGCGACTGGCAGGGAGAACATACCCGCCTTGCCTGGAATTATTTCCGGCATTTCGACGAGATGAAGGCTGCCGGCGCAGGGCTGCTTTTTTACGGCAATGTGGGGACGGGAAAGACCTTCCTGGCCGGCTGTATCGTCAATGCGCTGCAGGCGCAGTTCAGAACGGCCTTCATGACCACGTTTGCAAGGCTGGACCGGGAACTGTCAAGCTGGGCGAACAAGGACGACAAAACGGCAGCCCTGGACAGGATCACGAACTGCGAACTGTTGGTAATCGATGATCTGGGTATTGAGCAGAAGAATCCGCGGATCCTGGAAACGGAATTCCAGGTGATTGACGCACGCGCCCGGGTCAAAAGGCCGATGATCATCACAACGAACCTGTCTCCCACCGATTTTGGAGCAGAAGACTGGGGATATCGGCGGATCTATGACCGGATTATCGGGAGCTGCAAACCGGTGTGCTTCACTGGCAAAAGCCGCCGCCGGCGGGCTCAGGAAAGGGACAAGTGGGCAAAGATCGATGAACTGCTGCAGGGATGACTGCCTGCAGCTATGGGATTAAGGAGGAGCTGAAATGGGCAGGGACTATCCTCCTGGCACAACGCGGGCAACGTTTCGCGAAATCCAGCACTACAAAACGCCAAAGTTTCGCATGTGGTGCGAAACTTATGCGAACTATTGGCTAAATGAAGGAGCCAGGGCACAATGGAAAATCTTGCAGGAAGCGCTCCATGCAGTTTATGGATTCGGGCCGAAACGGATAAAACAACTTGAGACGTGGATGTGTGAAGAACTAGAAAGGGAGAAAGGAAAATGAATGAGAGTGGCAGGAAATTGCTGAAGATTGTGTCTGAGCATCCAGACCTTCCGATCATGGCCTATGTCGCATATGAGGTCGTGGGTGGGGATGAATTCTCCTACTGGACTGGCGAGGTTGATGAAGCAGAAGTGCAAGACGTGTGGACCACGCCGGACGGTGAGACGTGGACACGAGAAAACGCGGAATGCTTTTATACTGATTTTGCAGACCGTTACGCCCCGGAGGAATTCAACGACAGAGTCTTCGACCTTCCAGATGACGAATACGAAAAGGAAGTCAAAAAGTGGATCCGTACTCTGCCATGGAAGAAGTGTATTTTAGTTACGATTGAACCGGGGTGCGCCGATGTTTGACCTGGTTCTTCTCAGCGGAATACTGGCATGGTTTACGTTGTTTATCATGAGCGCAATTTTTCGTCGAGGAAGAGAGGAAGCTCTTGCTATTGGAGTTGTGTATTTCTTCATGGCAATGATTGCCACGCTGGCTAGGTGGGTGCTCGGGGCAACCTTGTAACCAAACGAACACGGAACTGAAAGGAGATGGGGAAACATGTGTGGGGATGAAATCTCCCCACACACATGTCCCTCTCCTATCCACCTGGACGGACACATTGCAGGATGGATTGATTACGACGAATTGCAAACCCTGCGGAGAAGGAGCAGAGAGGAGAACGGAAAAAATGAAATTCAAGAAATTGTATCCGCTCATCACCGCCACGAACATCGAGGTCTATTCCAGGAGCGGGGAATGTCTCGTCGATGGAAGGACCGAAGAAGTCACCTGGGATAAAGTTGAAGAAATCAAGAATCGACAGGTTAACGAGATTTACAGCTACGACAATGGGGATCCTATTCCGGATAAAGATGGAGATACGATAATCGTTATCGTCGAGGACGAACTGGTACTGAAAGGGGTTAAAAATGGAAAACGTTGAGTTAGTGAGCATCACACCGAACGCTATGGAGCTGCTGAAACGGGTGGCTGGCGTTTGCTATCAAAAGGAAGCCAGCGAGAGAGTTGTTAAGAAGATTCTTGACATGGGGCATTGGAGCGTGTTCGAACACTGCTACGCAACGTTTCGGTTAAAAATTTCCGTGGCTTGCCTGCTTCAAATTACCCGGCATCGGCATCTGAGCTTTACCGTTCAATCGTCCAGGTTCACGGAATTAAAAGACGTGTACAAGACGGGGAACGAGGTTATCGATAGGGCCATAGAGAATGAAATGGAAAGCTATGAGGATGTGGTTATCTTGTGCGGTCAGGAAGCCGCATTGTATTGTATCCCCAAAGCAGCCATGTACGAGGTCTATGTGACCGGGAATTTTCGGGCGTGGCTGGAATACTTGCCCAAACGGATGTGCCGGAGGGCGATGAAAGAACATCGTGACGTGGCGTGGAAAATCAAAAGAATCCTGGAACATGAATATCCGCTGATTTTCAAAGGTGCGTTTCCGAATTGTGCAGGATGTCAGGACAAAAAATGCGCAATGAATCTCTATTTTAACTACAAAGGGGAACATGATCATGAATAGAATCGTGCTGTTGGGACGGCTGACCAAAGATCCGGAAGTAAAGGTTACCAGCACAGGCAAAACGATTACATCGTTCTGCCTGGCTGTTGACCGCCCGTTCTCCGGGAAAGATGGACAGAAGGAAGTTGACTTCATCAACATTGTGGCATGGAACAAGACGGCTGAGGTGGTCGGAAACAACGTGAGCAAGGGCCAAAGGCTTCTGGTCGAAGGCCGGTTACAGATTCGCAAATACCAGGACAAACAAGGCCAAAATCGGACTGTGAGCGAAGTTGTAGCCGACAGAGTGGAATTCATCGAGCGGAAAGAAAAAGACGCTCATACGCCAAATTCTGGGGCTGGGAGCGGTTTTGAAAGCATGGGGCAGGATGTGACGAGTCAGTTTGATGAAGAAATTCCGTTCTGAGGGGCGATATTATGAGAGATTTTATCATTTCCGCTGTTTCTGCTTTGGTCGGAGGTGTTATTTCAGTCATGATCATGGCGTGTATCCTGATCAACCGAGGCGGAGACGATGAACACCGGGAAAGCGGTGACGAATGATGGACAAAGTGATTTCCAAAAAGAGAAAGAAACTCCTCCTGGTATTGATGCTGGCTGCTGTAGGCCTTGGAATTGAATGGTATGTGTATGATACAGGACAGCTCAAAGAACATATGACATTCCTTGAATGGCTGCTGATTCAGAAATAATGGGAGGATGGTTTTGCTTTAAAAAACAGCTGATCAGTCAAGCCGAGAAAGAAAACGTTCCGATTCCGCCAGAAGTTTACTGGGCGCTTCCGCCGGAGGTACCTGAAGAATACATGGTAAAAAGCGGAAAGAGCTTCCTCCGGTACAAGAAATGGAACAGAAGAATAGTCCTAAAGGCTGACACTGATGCGGCACCTTTTTAGAGGAGGGAGGAAACCATGAACGAGAATGAAGCCGAACTGATTTCAATGCGATATTTCAATATGGCCACCCATTATGTGGGTACAATCGCAAAGATCAGCGAGGCTGCCAGAGGCATTAAGAACAGCCAAAGTGATACAGCAGTCATTGATTGGCTAAATCAAGCATTTGACACCCTGGCCCAAGCCCGTAGACAGGCAGACGATGACATGCGCTCCGTTTTACTGGACATAAAGGCCATGTCTACGAGGTTGGCAAAAAATGGCCACAACAACTGCAAAGGATGACAATAGACGGGTGGCCAGGTGCTCCGGGTGCCGGTTTTTAAGCCCCCAGGAGTACCAGCCATACCCGAGGCTTTGGCCATTCCTGACCTGCAAGGCGTGCGGGGACAAGATACTTAATCTGGCCGCATGCCCCCAGGATGTGGGAAGAAGGGAGAGATAAAAATGGGAATGGAAGAGATGGACGACGATCTGTTTTATGACAGCTATCAGCTGGTTAGCGACCTGCCATATCGGGACCTGCTGGAGCAGCTGGCCGAGGAGAGTGCAGAGCTGAGTCAGGCAGCACTCAAGCTCATCAGGGCCCAAGGAATGAGTCAGAACCCGACACCGATCAGCAAGGACGAAGCACTGGCCAGCCTCAAAGAGGAGGCAAACGATGTGCTGATGGTCCTGGAGATTTTAGGCCTGGCCAACCAGGGTGCCGTCCACGACTGGAGAAAGTTGGTCAGATGGGCCGAACGGCTCCAGGACGCCGAGGAGAAAAAGGAGGCAGCTAATGGTTGTGCGGAATGATGAGCATTATGCGGACCCGACAGCTGGGAAGGTGATCGATGACCTGGCAAAGCAAGAGCCGGATCCACACAAGGCAGAGGACACAGAGCGCATGGACAGATCTCTGGCCATTGCCAAGTCGGCATTTAAACTGGCAGGATTTGAGGTTGTCGGACGTATCGTCCTGCGCAATGTCAGGACCGGACGGATTTACAGATAGGAGAGTGGTAAAGATGGAGACAGCAGGTATCTTTTTGCTGGGAGCAGTAACCGGGGCGTCCTTTGCGGCGCTCCTGCTCTGTGCTCTTGCCTTGAGTCGCAAATGGGAGGACTGACGGATGGGACTCAAAGCGTGGATCTATTTGGCAGCTATTGCAGCTGTTATGCTGACAATCCTGTGGCTGATCATTATGAATATCCTGGCTCTGTATATGCTTTTTGGAAGAGGGACATTTTAATGGACACGGTGAAGAAAGAACGATGGATTTATCTGATCACAGGGCGCCCCATAACCAAAAAGAATTCTGGAAGGTACGTCAGGACCAGAGGTGGCAAGAGCCATTTCCTTCCGTCTAAGCAGTTCGAAGCCTATGAAGAGGCGGCCCTTTGGCAACTGCGATGCCAGGCTCGTCCGGACATCCCGCTGGCATGCCCCGTGAACCTGAGAGTGGAGTACTATATGCCGAACCGGAAAGGATGGCCGGATCTGATGGGGCTGATCCAGGCAACGGCCGACATTCTCCAGGACGCAGAGATCCTGGCGGATGATGGATATATCGCCAGGTTGACCGGGTGCCAGATCGCCGGGATAGACAAGGTGAATCCCCGCGCGGAAATCATCGTGATGCCCCTAGATCCGGACCAGAGCGTGCTATATGAGCTGCATCCGGACTTCATAAGGGGGCGGACAACGAAACACAGCAATACAACAGGAGAGACACTGTGAAAATCACATTGGCATTATACGAGAAATGGCAAAAGAGAATGAGAGGGGATAAGGAATGCGTGACTATATCAGCAGACAGGCGGCGATTGATGCGCTACAAGGCAGAAAGCGAGGATAAGGAATGACAGACAGAAAACCAGATATTCCAGACATTAACAAAATAAAGTGTGAGGATTGCAGATATTCCGTTGACAATGTGAACGAGGAAAGACCGAAAATGCGGTTTTGCGCAATCAGTGGTCATGCACTCGACATTATGGACAAAGGCTTGCCGATATGGGGATGCCCGATAAAAGATGCGTATATGCAGAAAAGGGAGGAAAAGGAGAATGAGATACATAGACCATATCAGAAATATGTCAGATGACCAGTTGGCGTACTTCCTCAATGCCATACAACCCGAAATCACATTATGGAGTCTGTCAATGATGAGGGCATTGAGCCGAAAACCCTATAAGGGAGTAGATGCATTAAACGGAACAAACGGCGATACAAGAACGCTTATGAGCATTTTATACAAGGATTTCGATTACGAAATGAAGCTGATGGATGAAGAACGAAATCAATGCCTTGATGATTTGCACGATTACGCAAGCGGAAATGACTTGAAACGAGCGTTAGGGCATCCCGAATTACAGAAAGAAAGAGAATTGCCGAAAGCGCCAGCAGACACACAGCAGGCAGAAAGATGAGGGCAAAAAGTCCACACGTCAAAGATGAAAAGGAGGTTGCAGAATGCGAATGATCACGAAAGAGCAGCTTGAAGCGCTCCGCTCCCGCTACCCGGCAGGCACACGCGTGGAGCTTCTCCAAATGGACGATGTGCAGGCTCCGCCTATCGGCACCAAGGGAACCGTTACGGGAGTCGATGATACCGGGAGCCTCATGGTGAACTGGGACAACGGCTCCGGATTGAATGTCCTCTACGGCATCGACCGTGTGCTGAAGGTGGAGGGCTGAGATGGATGAAAAGGTACTGGGAATTTTGGCTAAAGGAGGAAAAGCTATGACAAACTATGAAGCGATGCGAACTATTATGGATAAAGATGAACTGGTAGAATTTCTGTCAAGTATCATGGACGGCGAAGCGATACGAATTATGGATAAAGATGAGCTGGCAAAATTTCTGTCAGGTATCGTGGCCTGCAAAAAGTGTCCCGCAGAAAAGTTCTGCGACCCAGGGCATCGTGAATGTGATGATGCCATTCTGATCTGGCTGAATGCCGAATACTGCGAAGTAGTTGCGAGGTAGTTGCGAGGTGGCAGAATGAGAAACATTGACGAAACCATGAAAGCATACAAAATATCAGACCTTAAAGGATATGCCGATTATTCAACAGTAGTTTTTGCAGAAACGAGCGGAAAGGCTAAAGCAATAGCAATCACAACGGATGCCTTTAATGATTATGAGTTTACAGAAATTAGCGCAAGAAGAGTTCCCAAACTTGACAAGTATTATCGCGGGTTAGATGAAATGGATTGGTTTGACCCCAACGACAGAGTGGGACTGGTAAGAGAAGCAAATTTTTGCTGTTCTTGGGAAATGAATATTGAAGATTTAAGGTGTGAAGATTGTCCTGCAAAGCAATGGTGTGAGAGGTGGCAGAATATACAAGAGAAATGGATGGAACTGCGTGAAGCGATCCGGAAGGAAATCACGGCAAGGGGTGGACGGACACGATGAGGACATATAACGTGCATGTGGATTTTATCAGTGAGGAGGGTGCGGTGTTGTATAGCCGCACCTACCCTATTATTGCGGAATCGGCATTAATGGCTGAAACATGGGTGGCAAATATTCTTGCAGTATTGGAATATCAGACGTCCACGTTGTCCGATATATTCCGGCAGGCGGGAAGAACCATAATCGAGGAGGCAGAATAAATGACGAACCAAGAGATAGATGATTTTTTTGAGGACGTACTTGGTAAGGCAAAAAAAGAAGTGGCCCTGCCTTGCGTGTCATACATTATGGGGAAGATAGCGAAATATATGAAGGAGGACAAATGAACAGGATTGTATTACTCGGAAGAATGACGAAAGACCCCGAGGTCAGATTGACTCAGAGCGGGAAAACAACAGCAAGCTTCTGCCTTGCTGTTGACCGCCCATTCACAAGAGACGGGAACAAAGAGACGGACTTCATTAACATCGTGGCGTGGAACAAGACTGCAGAACTCGTCGGGAACAATGTCTCTAAAGGACAAAGGTTGCTCGTTGAAGGGAGGCTTCAGATTCGCCAATACAAAGACCAGACTGGCCAAAACCACTACATCACGGAAGTCATCGCTGACCGAGTGGAATTTATCGAGCGGCGCGAAAAAACCGCTCAGGCAGCGAATACGGCGCCCAAACAGGGATTTGAAAGCATGGGGCAGGACGTAACACAGACTTTCAACGAGGAAATTCCGTTTTAAAGCAGAGGAACACAAAAATGCTGATTGAAAATACGCTTTTTGGCACAGAAGATAAAGTCCTGTTAGCCATAAGGAGACTCCAGCTAAACGAGCCGCCAGAAGGCTATTATGTAGCATTTTCCGGAGGAAAGGATTCTTGCGTTGTTCTGAATCTGTGTAAGAGAGCAAAAGTGAAATTCGATGCTCACATGAATGTTACTACCGTAGACCCGCCAGAAGTATTGAAATTCGTTCATGAGTTCCACCCGGAGGTCAAGATGGAACGGCCGGAAAGACCAATGTGGAGAACGATTGAAAAGAAAGGGATTTTGCCAACAAGACAAGCGAGATACTGCTGCGCTGTATATAAAGAACGAGGCGGGGGGGCAGATTTGTAGTAACAGGCGTAAGAAGAGAGGAATCGGCAAGGCGATCAAAGAGAAACCTCATTGAACCGTGCCACCAAAAAGATGGTAAAAGGTTTATCCATCCGATCATTGATTGGACCAAATTAAGCGGGCTGGCCGCTGCGGCTATCGTGGCGGCCCTGGCCTACCTTGCAAGCGTTTACGGAGTATAAGCCAATGACCAATAGCAAGCAGAAGGGTAAGCGGGGAGAGCTGGAAGCCGCACGGTTATGCGCCAGTGAAGGATATGAAACGCACCGCACGGCCCAGTATTGCGGAAATGTGCCGGACGGATCAGCGGACATCGAAGGGCTGCCGGGAATCCACGTGGAAGTAAAAAGGAATGAGCACCTCAACATTGATGATGCTTTAGACCAGGCCACCAGGGATGCAGGCAAGACGGATAAGGCAATCCCGATTGTCATGCACCGGAAGAACGGAACCCGGTGGAAAGTCACCATGGATGCACACGACTGGTTTACCTTGTACAGAGAATGGGAAGCAGGAGGGAGCAACGAATGACCAACAGAGAGAAGATTGAAATGGCAGTCGTACAATTGCTGGAAGGGCTGGAGGAAGAAGTTTTCGGGGAAGATGATAGAGAGGAAGCAAAACGGGAAGAGTCTGAACCTGCTTTTTACTATGTACCGAAGCAACCGAAGGAAAAGAAAATCAGCCCGGAAGGAAAAATCCAATGGCTTCAGGAACATGGTTTTATGCAGACGGATGAAGAGCCGGAAAAGAAGGACGATTTAATCCATCACCCCAATCATTACAACTGGCGGGGGACGGAGTGCAAGAACTGCATCTGGGAGTTTGAAGGTGACGAAGGATATAAACGATACTGCGAAGGAAACATCATGAAGTATCTCTACCGCTATGAGAAGAAGGGAACCCCTCTCCAGGACTTGATGAAGGGGCGGGAATACTGGGATTTCCTCATTGAACAGAAGAAACGGGAACTGGCAGCACAGGAAGCAGAGGAAGCCTACCAGAATTTTAGCCACGCTGATAGCCTTCACGCCGGCAAGCTGGATAAGTAAGGCCCTGGGGCTGGGAAGGAAGTGAAGCCATTGAGCCAGGCCGAAGATACTATAGAATTTTGCCTCACATATAAGCCGCAGATTGAAGCTGCCGTCCTGGAGGCAAAGATGGGTGCTGGAGGCGCGGGGCATACGGGCGGCATGGGAAGCGGACACTGCCGTGTGTCTGATCCGACAGCGATCAAAGCTATACGGCTGCTTTCCCCCGTTGCTGCTGTTGACGTGCCCTTCGGTCCGTATGTAGCCGGAGCAAGAGAAAGGCAGCACCTGCGGCATCCGGAGAAATGGTTGGAGGTAGTAAGCGCAGTTGAGCAGCGATTTTTGACCGGCAGTGACAAGGCTGCGGATTTTTACCGCTCCCGATATAGAGACAGGGACCTTTGGAAACGGACCTGCACGGAGCTGCATATCACGCACGGGATTTACTACAGCCTCCGGAAAGAAGTGATCCATTACGCAGCTCTATATGCAGTCAAGCTTGGGCTGGCGGAGCCGACGCTATACGGATTGAAGTTGGTCAAATGAAAATGCCCTGGTGGATGTTCCCACCAGGGCTTTTCTTTTTAATGGTATGCCCAGACTACTTCTCCGTCGTTTGTCGGGCCGCTTGATTGCCCTGGGCGATCCGTTTCAATTTTTCCACCACCAGGGCTTCCGCCCATCCTGGCGGGGTCCGCTTCCCAGCCTCCCAGTCCTGGAGCGTCCTCCTTGGGATGCCCAGGGCGTCAGTAACGCCCTGCTGACTGAGCCCGGCGGCTTGCCGGGCATCTTTAATGGTGGTCATTCTGTATCACCGCCTTACTTAAAGTGGTGGCGGGGTTGTTGGCCCCGCCTGTGTCGCCGGTCAGATCTGGAATTTCTGGCCGATTACGTTATTTCTCCTCCAGCGCTGCTGCGCAGCGATCCATCAGTGTTTCGAGGCTGTCCTCTTCCGTATAGCCTACGCCGCATAAGTCAGCCAGCTGATCGTATGCGTCCGCAGGAACGCTGTCCCATGTAGGCTGGCTGTCGATAAAGTCGTACAGCTCCTGCGCCGTGGGAGCGTGGTACTCACGGTTCAAGTCTTCCCGGACTTCGTTGCCGCATCCGATGAAAGCATCGTTGTTGATAAATTCGGTTCTGTCGCTGTTTAAGTAAATCATGATGTTTCCCCTTTCTTTCTTTGGGAAGCTCCCGCTTCCCTTTTCTTGTCTATATTATAGCACGCATTGCGTGTTAACGCAAGGGGTTTTTATAAAACTTTGGCCATTTTTATGCCATTCCTGGAATGGATTTGACAGGCTCTTTTATATGTGATTAAAATGGGTTAAACGCCGTGGGTGGATTTAACCGCATATGCTGATAGGGAGCTGCTAAGCTCCTTTTTTTGTTGCCAAGACTGCTGAGCGGATCCATCCAGACGTTGCCCCTCATGGTGCCCAGGGTCTTTTTTTTGCGAAAACCTCCTTTCACCCTGGGCATCTCTTTGACTGATACGAGGAAAGGAAAGCAGGCATAAAAGCAGCCCATACGGATCTGATTTTCGTATGGGCTGTTTCTTTTGAGCTGAAGGTGGCATGGAAAAAGACAGGCCCAGCCGGGATTTGGTCGAGGGTATAAATATAGTATATGACTCTCAACCAGAAAACAGGATCAAAACCGGTCCTGGAGGCTGATATTGACTAGCTCTACGGTCCTTTTCAAAAATTGACAGAAACCGTCATACGAAATCGCGAGATATGACGGTTTTCGTCATACTCCAATACGCTTAAAGTAGTAGCAAAGCCAAAGCGCACACAACCATGAGAAGGGAGGTGATGGCATGGGTAGGAGAGAGACGATTCTCGAGGTCAGAGAGATCGACCAGGGCACCGGCGAAGTGATCGCAGCCGGGCAGCGCAAGAAGTGGTTTTCCAACTTCAGAGACAGCAAAGGATACCTTTTTAAGCCCCAAGCTCACTTCGTCCGCGTTTTTACCGGGATCAAGCTGCCCAAAGAGATCAAATCGAAGGATGCTTACCGTCTGTACCTGCTCATAGATCGGCTGGAAAACGGCACCAATCGGCTGGTCTATAGGAGCGACCACACAAACCGCAGTATGCACATCAGCCATATCGCTGCGTATCTGGGTATCGCTTATGCCTCAGCCTCTCGATTCGTCAGCAGGATGATACGCGCAGGAGTGATGGCACGCGGCAAGGTCAAAGTTGGACACGAAACCAACATCGCCTACTACTTTAACCCGCTCTACTACATCCGCGGAAAATGGCTGACATACGAGCTATACACGCTGTTCCAGGACCAGCTTGATCCGGTCCTGCCGGAGTGGGTGAAGCGGAAATTTGCCGAAGCTCATCGGGATCCGGAAGACTCCGGCATTGACGTTCCTGGCTTCGAAAATGCAGGTACCAACTATAAGGGTGCTGACTAAAAACCGCTCAGAAACGATTCTACGCGCCGTTCTGAGCGGTTTTCTTTTGGAGGAAGGGCAGGTGATAGGGTGAAAAGCATACGACAGACAATCTTCAAGCTGTGTAAAGGGCTGAGGTACAAGCACCATATCATCGTGTTGTATTCCGTCCGGCAGTGCTGGAGCGTTCAGAATGACTGCATCATTAAGGTGCGCTCCCTGGACCTTTACTTCCCTCCCACCGGCAGCAAGGTGAATCTCTACCAGGGGACGAAAGAGCTCCAGGTGCTGCTGAAGCTGGTAGAGTTCTGGAACTTCATTGATAGGGAAGGAGGTGATCCAGATGATTTCATCCAGCGAGAAAACAGACGCCGGAAAGAAGAAAGGAAGAAGCGGAAAGCAGCCGCAGCCGCCGGAAACGGAAGCTGACTTCCAATTCCTGGCCGGTTCAATCCTTGAGAAAAATCGCACAGCCGCCTACCGGAAGGCATACGGCATTGATGAGGATCATTATGACCGAAACGACTGTAAGCGGGCAGCTGCCTTGCGAGAAGCGTTCCTTTCTACCGAAATCGGACAGGTTTTTATGAAGGGAGTGCAGATTGGCCTGGGGATGAACCCCACTATTGCTGATCCGGAAGAAGTGCTGGGGTTCCTCAGCGCTACCTTCCGAGGAGAAGTGAAGGACCAGTTCGGGCTGGATCCGGCACTTTCTGACCGTATCAAGGCAGCTGAGGACATGGCCAAGCATCATAAGCTGCTGACCGATTCGCTAGAGGTCAAAGCGGACAGCAGCTTTGCGGACGCGCTCAGCAAGGCACGCAGGCGCGCAGCCAAGGGGGAGCGTGATGCACCGTGAGAGCTTCCAAAGGTAGCGGTGAGTCACTCAGTCCGCAGCAGATGAGCCAGCTAGCGGAGTTTGCTGCCGGTTTTACCCATGATCCTGTAGGCTTTGTATGGGCCGCTTTCCCGTGGGGAGAGCCGGGCCCGCTGGCCGAGCAGCAGCCGGACCCCTGGCAGCTTTCCTTATTGGAGGATGTTGGCCGGGGACTCAAAAGCCCGCAGCAGGTGATCCAGGAGGCTGTAGCATCCGGGCACGGCATAGGCAAGTCGGCGCTGGTGTGCTGGCTTATCATCTGGGCGATGAGCACGTTCGAGGACTGCAAGGGCGTTGTGACGGCCAACACCCAGAACCAGCTGCTTTCTAAGACCTGGCCGGAGCTGGCCAAGTGGCACCGACTATCCATTACTAGGCCCCTGTTCACGTACACGGCGACTTCATTCTTTAGCGTGGACCCGGAGCACGAAAAGACCTGGCGCATGGACGCGCTTCCATGGTCCGCACAGAACCCGGAAGCGTTTGCCGGGCTGCACAACCAGGGAAAAAGGATCCTGGTCATATTTGATGAAGCCTCAGCTATAGATTCGGCCATCTGGGAAGTCGTTGAAGGCGCGCTGACCGACTCCAAGACGGAAATCATATGGACGGCCTTCGGCAACCCAACCCGGAACTCCGGACGGTTTTATGATTGCTTCCACAAGTTCCGGAGCATCTGGCATACCCGGCAGATTGACAGCCGGGATGTAGCCATTTCCAATAAAGCTCAGCTACAGCGGTGGATTGAGCAGTATGGAGAGGATACCGATATTATCCGCGTCCGCGTGAAAGGCCAATTCCCGCAGATGGGCGATGCACAGCTTATTTCTGTTGAGGACGCCCAGGGAGCGCTGGACCGGTACAAAACCATGGATCCGGAAGCCTTCAAGGACCTTCCAGTTATTTTCGGGATTGACCCGGCGTGGGAAGGCGACGACTTGCTCGTATGCTCCATGCGGCAGGGAAACTGGTCCAAGGTCCTTTTCACCATGCCCAAGAATGACGATGATTTCCGCACAGCCGGGAAGATCGTCGCCCTGGCCCAAGAACACAGTATGGCACATGGATTCATTGATATGGGATACGGCACCGGCATCTATAGCTGCATCAAGCATCTGGGATGGGGAGACCGGTTCACCCTGGTTTCTTTCGCTGAAAAGCCGGATGATACCTACTATCTCAACAAAAGAGCCGAGATGTGGGCAGGCATGAAGAAATGGATTCATGAAGGCGGCGCCATCGAAAGCCAGGAAGTCTACAACGATTTGATTGGACCGGAAGCCTTCATCAACGGAAGCGGCCGGTTCCAGCTGGAAAGCAAGAAAGATATGAAGGAACGGGGACTTCAATCCCCAAACTACGGTGACGCACTGGCGCTGACCTTTGCGGCACCTGTGTCAACGGGGCAGTTTACCCGTTTCAATTCCCTCCGAAAATCCGGCAGAATCCGGAAGTTCGGTTCCATGTAAAGGAGAGTGATCCAAACCATGACGATTCCTTACGCATTTTCCCGTGCGAAAAACAGCACCCTGACCGTAGGCACTAAGGCAACCGCAGCAGCCAGCCCCGAATTCATTTCTCATCAGCAGCAGGGACGGGCGGTGCTGGTAGTGTACAACTCCGGAACGGCAGATGTCTTCTGGGGTGGTGACGATGTTACCACTTCCACCGGGATTCCCATCAAAGCCGGGGATACCGCGGTTTTTCCTCTGTGCGGCTATGCAGACGAAAAAGCGGTGTACCTGGTGGCGGCAGCAAGCGCAACCGTTACCATTAGTGAGCTGACGGTATAAGGAGGCGGTTGAACGATGCCAAACCCTATTGACCAGCTCAATATGGCCCAGGCAGCCATGCAACAGCAGCAGGGACCGCCTATGCAGCAGGGGCAGCCAACGATGCCTCCAGGAGGGCAGCAGCCTATCCCAGGCGCAGCCCCTCAGCAACCACAAATGATGCCTGGACAAATGATGCCGGGGCAGGGGCCCATGCCGGGGCAACATCAGGCGAGCCCGCTTGATGTGCTGCTAATGTTTGCTACCAGCACCGAGAACCAAAAGAAGGAAGTCAGTCTCAAGACCTTGAAGAAGGCCGAGATTGAAAAGATCATGCAGGCGTTCATCCGCTGCCGAAACGATGCCAATGCCTACTATACCTCAACCATTGAGCCAAAAATCATCGAACGGGAGCAGGCATATCAGGCAAAGGAAGACCACTACAGACGGCTGTTCCCTCATCTGTCTGAAACGTCCAATTTCTGTAGCCGAGATATCCAGACCACCGTAAAATGGATGCTCCCCAGCCTCTGCGAACCTTTCATCGGTGGGGAAAGCCCCGTGGATGTGAAAGGTGTCAATGCAAACGATGATCCGGCAGCCGACAGGATTCAACAGTTACTGACCTATGAGCTCCAGCGAAAAAACAGCTATCCTCTTTTCATCAACGATATCCTGGAAAAAGCCCTGTCCATCAACTATGGTGTGGCCAAGGTGTACTGGAAGCGGGAAGAAGATAGAGAAACCTATCAGATTCTCATTGGTGCAGACGATTATCAGATTATGGCTGTACTCAATGAGGAAGCCGAAGCCGGGCATGTGGAGATTCAATCCATCAAGCCGGTTAAGGATGCTCCAGATCTGTCCATTGTGACGTTCGACAAGATTATCGTTAAGAGCAACTATCCGGTAGTTCAATACATGAGCCCGTCCGAATTGCGGTTCACTCCGGACTCTACCAACCTCCAGGATGCCAAGTTTAAGGCACAAAGGAAACTGGTAACCGGGGATTACCTCAAACGGAAAGAGCGGGAAGGTGTGTACGAAAACATCGATGAAGCCCTGGAAAAAGCTGACGGAGATGCCAAGTACACCACCTATGACCTGTTAAAAAACAAGGAACTAAACAGCACCGGACGGCTGAACGATGGAGACAACGCCTCTAAGCTGTTCGAACTGTACGAAGGGTATCTGTCCGTCGACTTCAACGGAGACGGAATCTATGAGCACCTGATTGTCCACGCCATCGGGGATACGCCTATCCGGATTTCTACCAATGAAATGGAGTTTGCTCCCTTCTTTATTGCGGAAGCAGAGCCCAGCCCTAACACGGTATTCAATGAGGATGAAGGCTTTTCCGATATCCTGGAACAGCATCAGAACCTCAAGACGGCAATCTTCCGGCAGATCATCACCAATGTGGCCAAGAACAACAGCCCGCGTACATTTGTGGATATGAGCAAGGTGGATATGGATGCTCTCATTGACAATGACGAGATTGTTCCCACCCAGGGCAGCCCCTCCGACGCAATCATGCCAGGCCCGCAGCTGTCTATCAGCCCTCTTTCCATGCAGGTTATTGAGTATGCACAGAATGAGATTGAATCCCAGAGCGGTAGCACGCGGTACAATCAAGGGCTGGATTCCAATAGCTTAAACAAAACGGCTACCGGCATTACGTCCATCATGGGTGCTGCCGATAAGCGCATGAGGCACATTGCCCGGATTTTCGCTGAGTCCTTTGTGGTCCCCATGTTCAAGTACATTATCCTTCTCAATCAGAAGTATATGGACGATGAGCAGATATTCCGGCTGACGGATCAGAACATTTCCATTACCAAGGACGATTTGAACATCGACTATGACCTGATTATCAATGTAGGCCAGGGAGCCGGGACAAGGGAAGCCCAGATCCAGTACCTCATGGTCATGATTAACCAGCTTTTCCCGCAGCTCCAACAGATGGGAGTCGTGACGGAAAACAGCTGGTATGAGGCAGCCAAGAAGCTGCTGGAAAGCATGGGCGTGCGGAACATCAACGCTTATCTGCTTGACCCTGAAAGCCCTGAAGCACAGCAGCGAAAGGCAGAAGCCCAGCAGGCTCAGCAACAGGCGCAGCAGCAGGCCCTTGCACTGGAACAAGCTAAGGAACAGTTTGAACTGGCCAAGGCTTCCACGCCGAAACTCAGCGTAAGCTATGAAGACATTCCTCCGGAAGCCAAGATCCAGGCCCTGAAGAAGTATCTCAACATTGATGTGAACAGCAGCGACGTGATGCAGGAGGAGAGATTGGACGATGCTAGATATATCAGCAGATGGGGGAAGAAGAACCCCTTTGACGAGGGCGGAAGTCTTAGCCAGGCGGCAGGACCCGCAGGCACAGGCCAAGGAACTCCGGGAGCAGCTGCAAAAGGCTGAACAGGCAAAGGAAATCAAGGAATTCCTGAAGCCGTTTTTCGTTCAATCTCAGCAGGAAATCCTGAAAGACCTGGAGGATTCCGGGAAAGACCCGTTGGAAACAAAGCTCAAATACAAAGTCATTAAAGAACTGGAAAGCTACATGGACAGCTTGATTGAAAAAGGGAAGCTGTACCAATTCAAACTGGATAAAGCGATCCAGGCGATTGAAGCACAGAAAGAAAATGGAGGTAGATAACGAATGGATGGAACGACTATTACCGGCCCGGCACCGGCAGCATCGGAGAGCGCAGTTACAGCGCCCACCCCCCAACCGGCAGCAGAAACCAATTTTGGAACTAGTTCTGGAGCCAGCACGCAGCAGACACCGGCAGCGGAACAGACTGCTGGCCCCGCTCCCTCTACGGAAGCAGCGGCAACTCCTACCCAGAGCGCACCGGAAAACGGAGGCAGCAGCAATAATGCACCGCGGGAAATTGTCGCTGGTGGCGTCAAGCTGGTAATTGACCCGGCCACCGGGAAAAGAACCATTGTTGACGTGAAGCCACCGGCAGCATCCCAGGGCGCACAGCAGCCGAACCAACCCGCTTATGTACCTGGAGCGGCCAACCCCAATGCCATTCCGGGCAATATCCAGAAGCAACCGGAAGGTATCAACAAAGCTGATACCGGCCTGACAGAAGGATTCCTGGAAAAGACTACCAAGGAACCGGAATACACGGAAAATGAACTGCTCAATGCCCTCCATGAGGGCAGAGTGGACGAATCCCGGATTCCGGAACTCTACAAACCGCAGTATAAAGCCTACAAGCAGAAGCGGTTTGAAGAAGCCTTAAACGCCCAGGTCCCTACGGAAGATACCGCAGAAGTGGCCAAACAGACGGCTGTGGAAGCCAATAGAAAGTTCTATGACCGTGTGAACCAAATGGCCAAGAAACAGGCCATGGAGCAAATCGGCATCACAGAAGAAGAACTGGATGCAGCAGAATACACAGATGATAAGGACCTTATCAATAAAGCCCAGATGTATGAAGCGGCACTCCAGAACGCCCAAGGGATGATCCTGAACCAGACCCGTGAACGGATCATGGAACAGCAGCGAGCGGCCCAGAACAAAGAAAGTGAAAGAGAAGCTATCTTTAACGATGTGAAGTCCTTTGTAGCGAACGCCCAGCAGACGGAACCCAATTTTGGTGCCATTGATAAGATGCTGGCTACCCGCTACAAGCAAATGCCCTACGAACAAGCGCAAGAGATTGCCCAGGTTATCAATGGAGCGCAGCATGGACAGATTACTCGAAGAGGTGCAGAAATTCTCCAGAAGTATTACGAAGATACCCGAAAGGCTTTTTATGCCCAGGCTTCCAATGTGGGAACTGTCCCGACTCATGTTTCCCGTCCGCCCGCCGTAGAAACTCCCGGAGCTGGCAACAGCAGCGCACGGGAACGGCCCGATGCACGGCAGCTGAGAAACATGAACTATCAGCAGAAGCAGGCATGGTTCCAAAAGTATTTTAGCGGAAGATAAGAAAACCCTATTGAACGACATAACCATATTCCAATGGTGAAACAACCGTCCTTCGTGGGCGGTTTTTTCATAACTAAAAAATTTTATTTACGAGGTGACTACAATGGCAGTAATTAGAGATCCCGGTCCTAGCGAATCCCAGTCCTTAACTTTTGAAGCATTTGGTAATGCGGAAGATTTCTCCCCGATTATTACCAACATTGACCCGACTACGACTCCTTTCCTGTCCAGCCTGACGGCAGACGCAAATGCAAAGGAACCTGAATTTAGTTGGATCACTGAGGCCCTGCGCCCGCCCATCAAGAACGCCCATCTGGAAAAGGAAGATTACAAGACGGAAAAAGTCGGCAGCCTGAGAAGCCTGTCCAACAACGTCCAGATTTTCCAGAACACCGGTTGGGTATCCGACATGCAGCGGAAAACCGAAAAAATCTACACTGAACAGGATGAATTCGTCCGTCAAAAACAGAACGCTTTCCTGGCTCATGCCAAAGACATCGAATATGCCCTGGTAACCAATGAAGCCAGAGTAAAAGGCACGGCCTCCGTACCGGCAGAAACTGGCGGTATTCCTTATTTCCTGAATTCCTCTGCACTGGCAGTAAACGTTGCTACCTCCGGCCTGTGCACCACCACTGCAAATCATGAACTGTCCACCGGCGACTTCATCTTCTTTGTGGCTAATACCATGCCTACCGGACTGAAAGCTGACGTTCCTTACTATGTGAACGTAAAGTCCTCCACCACCTTCAACATCTACAGCACCATGAAAGGCGCTATTGATGCCGTTGCTTCCAAACAGGTTAAACCCACCGATGCAGGCACCAATGTGAAGGTAGAACGGAACAACGTGGTAGACCTGGGCGGCAAAGCAGAATCCACCCTGGATGACATTGATTCCATGCTGTACAAAGCACAGCTGCGCGGTGCCCATCCTGGCGACCTGTGGATGAACCCCATCAACAAGAGACGGTTCAGCAAACAGCTGCTGGCTAACTCCACTAACATCCGGAAGGGTGCAGAAAAGAAACTGAACCTGGTAGCAGATACCTACGAAAGCGACTTCGGTATTGTTACCGCCCATCCTCACTTGTTCTATCCGAATGATAGAATCGATGCTATCGACACTCAGTATATGACCCTGAAATGGTTCGACCGCACGCATGAAGTTACCGGCCTTGCCAAGAAAGGTAACTATTCTGAATTTGTCATTGAAGGCTCTATTGGCCTGAAATGCACTCAGCCCCAGGCTCACGGTTCCATCACCAATATCAAGATTTGACCTTATTCCAATGATTGACCACGCACCGGCCGAGAAAGCTGGTGCATGGTTCAAACAAAAGCAGCGTACACAATGTGGAACAGCCTGTATTGTGTACGCTTTATTTTTTAGCATTAACCATGAAAAAGAACGGAAGTGATTCACAAAATGGCCATTTATGAGCAGAAACTCACGGATTTAAACGATGGAAAAGGCGGTGTAGCACTGACCAACAAGGTTGATTTGCGAGACGCCCTGGATGCTGTAGAGATTTCCAAGATTGTCGGCAACACCATCAATCAGGGGAAAAGCGATGAAAAGCAGATTATGTTTGCTATTCCCCAGGAACTGTGGACACTGGACCCGACTTTACGCCTTGCCACCTTTTACCGGTCTGTGGGAGAAGAAGCCAAATACGTTGCCCAGATCAGAAAATGGACGAAGGAAAATCCACGGCTGTGTATGAAACATGAACGCCGGTTCTTTTAAAAGCGGGGTGTAGAGATATGAGTATTACCGCAAAAAGAATATCCCGTCAGGTCCGGTATAAGCTGAATGACAACGATGAAGTCAAGTATTCCGGCTATGATATGCTCAATGCCATTAATGAATCCATCCGATATTTAAATCAGTCCTACGCATTGAGCAACAGCGATTTCCTGGAGAAAATCAAGGAATACCGCGTTGATGAGATGAACAAGGAAGTTGATGAATACAACGAAAACAAGGGCGCAGATGATCCGGAAAAGGAACACTACGACTTTGAAAAGACAGGGGCAGAGCTGCCGGACGATTTCATCCTGTTAGTCCGGGTGGCAAGGGCAAAAGATAAATACCACCTTTCTCCTGTTACCCTGGAAGGCGAGCTTCCTTTTGGGACCTATAGAGTATTCGCCGGAAGAATCTATGCCAGAAGCGACTTTGACCTCCTGTATCGTGGCAAATTAAACGAGATAGAGGACATTGAAACGGGTGCCATTGACCTCCCGGATATTTTCTTTGACTGCATTGTGAAGATTGTAGCCATGATCCTGGAGCAGAACCCCAACAATGACGTTCTTATGAGCGAAGTAAACCGCCTTGTAAGCAGCATTGTTCCGGAGAGAAGATACTCCAATGTAAAAATCAAAATGCCGTTTATGTGCTGATAAGGAAGGAGGACGAATGAAACAATGAACATGTTAGTGGATGTGGCTATCAATCAGATCCGGGACAAAATCAACGACCGCGATGAAGTGGGGCTGGATGATAATGAAATCCTGAGCTACCTGAACGAGGCCATTCAATACGTTTCCTCTTTCCTTGTGGGTGCCGGTTCTCCCTTGTTCCTCAATGATTTAACACTGACGGAAACGGAAACCGCACTTCCAAAAGAATTTGTCAGAACAGCAGGGAAGTTCCCTATCAAGATTACCGGCAGCACGATTAAAGCCCTGGACGATCCGCCCGTTACCATCCGGTATTTCGCCAATACGAAAAGGGTGGAACTGGATGATGATATGCCATTTCAGCAACTGGTCTTAAATCAGGTATGCATCAAGCTGGCTGCTATCTATTGCCAGAATCAGCAGGCACTTGATGTTAGCCAGGACAAGGCCCTTTTGAATGAAATCAACCAGGCTATTGCTGCGGCGGTCAATGGGCCTGTTACGGCAGCCAATCAGCCACAGGGGTGATGTGAACCATGGCGGACAACAAATTTTCCAGTGAAGACATCCAGAAAATCCCCAACTCCGTATCCGGTGACGGTCGGGCTTTCGTGGCACAGCTCAAACAGGCCCTTCTGAAATTCGCCGGGAACATCTCCACCAGTGTGGACAAGGTGGTGGACAACACCACCAATACCGCCGTGGGGCAGGTGACAAGAGTTTCCCTTCTGGAACAGCACACCACGGACAATCTGGGATACCCGGAGAATGACGTGTATGTCCAATGGGAGAAGGGAAATGTGTCCGGGTATAGTGGTGCTACCGTCTACTATAAAACAAGTTCAGAGACGAAATATGGCTACGCTGGGGACGCTGACGGTGTGACGTTCACCATCAAGAAGCTGACCGCCGGAAAGACCTACAACGTGAAAGTGGTAGGGAAGAACAAATTCGGCAAGGCTTGTGACAGCACTCAAGCACCCGTGGCCACCATCACCATTGCGGGGGCAAGCCACCTTCCTACCGCTCCGGATCAGTTCACCGTTACATGGGAAGGCGGGACACCACACTGGCAGTGGACGGCAGTCAACACGCAGGATTATTTTGATGGGTATGAACTCCGGGAAAACACGGATGCAGGGAAGTATAAAGGGATGCTGGACAGCACCAGCGCCCTTACGTCTGATGCCATACCCAGTGAACGGTCCGGCACCGCCTATCTTTTTGCACGGTCCGTTTTTGGCACCTACGGTTCTCCCCGTACCCATGCTTATAATCTGGCACAGCCCACGGCCCCCACGGCTCCCGTGATTGAGACTCTGTTCCAGGGCTTCAACATCCATATGGCCACGCTTCCTGCTAATTGTACCGGGATTGAAATCCTTGCCACGAATACCAGTACCAAGGACGAACACAGCTTCTACACCAAGAACGATGTGTTCCAGATTGGGATTCTGAACGGCAACTACGACTTCAAATACCGCTACTACGACTGTTTCGGGAACGGCGAATGGTCTAATGTGACCAATGCCGATGCCAAAATTATCATTGACGCTGATAATATTAAAGATATGGCCATCAGCCTGCAAAAGGTTGACAAACATTTGCAAGATGTATTCAATACCACGATTCCTGCAATTGAAAGCAATGTTGCCGATATTCAGAATACGACTATTCCTGCGATTGAAAGCAATGTTGCCGATATTCAGAATACGACTATTCCTGCGATTGAAAGCAATGTTGCCGATATTCAGAATACGACTATTCCTGCGATTGAAAGCAATGTTGCCGATATTCAGAATACGACTATTCCTGCAATTGAATCCGATATAACCACGTTACAAAACGGCATAACCGAAAATACAAACAGCATAACGGCAATTGAAAAAGATGTGAACGGGAACACAACCGCCATCAATCAGAATGCCGATAGCATTACATCGCTGGCAAAGGCCGTGAGCGGAAACACAACCGCCATCAATCAGAATGCCGATAGCATTACATCTCTTTCGGAAACGGTAAACGGCAATACCTCTGCCATTGCCCAAAACTCCGACAGTATAACCGCCCTAGTGAAAGACGGGAAAGGTTATGCCTCCGCTATCGCCCAAAACACCGATAGCATTAATACCTTGGTGCAAGACGGGAAGGGTTATGCGTCCGCCATCGCACAGAACACCGATAGCATTAATACCTTGGTGCAAGACGGGAAGGGTTATGCGTCCGCCATCGCACAGAACACCGATAGCATTAACACATTGGTGCAAGACGGGAAGGGTTATGCATCTGCCATTGCTCAGAATGCCGATAGCATTACATCGCTGGCAAAGGCCGTGAGCGGAAACACAACCGCCATCAATCAGAATGCCGATAGCATTACATCTCTTTCGGAAACGGTAAACGGCAATACCTCTGCCATTGCCCAAAACTCCGACAGTATAACCGCCCTAGTGAAAGACGGGAAAGGTTATGCCTCCGCTATCGCCCAAAACACCGATAGCATTAATACCTTGGTGCAAGACGGGAAGGGTTATGCGTCCGCCATCGCACAGAACACCGATAGCATTAATACCTTGGTGCAAGACGGGAAGGGTTATGCGTCCGCCATCGCACAGAACACCGATAGCATTAACACATTGGTGCAAGACGGGAAGGGTTATGCATCTGCCATTGCTCAGAAT